ATCATGCTCTGATACGGGCAACTTCGCCGTGTGGCAAGAGGTTGCTGTCTACGCCCCCCGGGCTGATGACCCAGAGGATGGAGGAGGAGGGTCCGGGCGCAGGGAGAGTGTCCAGGTTGGCCCAGCCATCGGTGAGGATGATGTGCAGGGTGGGCGAAAAGGAGTCGGACGACGCCTTCTTGAAGATGGGGTGGAAGGAGGTGCCGCCGCCCCCTTTGGGGACGAAGGTGGGCGGGTGGAGATCTTCTAGCTTACAGATGTGGTAGAGGGTGGTGTCGAAGCAGAAGATGTGGCCTTCGATGAAGTCGGTGGAAAGGGCGGCCCGTATCTTTTGTTACATAATGTAACACTGGGGGTGATTAGTTGATATGGCTATGGCCCATCGGGCTTTCACCCCGTGCTATGGTGGGGGTTCAAGACGCAACAGAGCCTTGGAACCAGAAGAGCTGGACCTTTGCAGGGTGGCCATCAGGCTATGCCATTTGGGGTGGATGCCCAAAAAAATTACGTGGTTTGAGATTTACTCACGCATGTCCTATGAAGTTAGGGGAGAACAGTGCGTGTTTCTTTATAGAGAGATGGAAATGTTTGCCCTAAAGGTTAAAGAACTAGGGGAGTTTCGTAAGGTAGACACACTGGGGGATGAGAATGTTAATTCTGGTTGCATTACTATTTCTCTAGCGGAGAACTTCTAATGGGATACAAATACGGTTTGACAGGGGTAACTGCGGTATTTACCGAAATATGTGATGAGATTTACCAAAGATCGAGTGTGTCTTGGGCAAATATATACATCCACTGCTCTTTGGACCGGAAGGAGGGTGTATTTGAGCTGAGATATAAAAAGCAGAGTGTTTTGACCATAGATGAGAAAAGATTTGAGGACAGAGAGACGGGGGGGATATTGACGGAGGAAGAGATAGAGAGAGTTCTCAAGGCTATTACGGTTGTGGATGTAATTGGGGAGATGGGTTGAAGTTATGAAGTACGAGGATGCACCACCAGTTAGCAGACTAGGTGTGATTTGTAGGGAAATTTGTAAGAGGGGAGGTACTCAGTCTGATCTAGAGGACTGGAGATACATATTTCTAAGGATGAGGAGGGATGAAGATTCAGAGAGGGGCATTGTGATACTGAGTTACTTGAGGGTGGAAATACTTCGCATGGAGAAGAATAGGTTTGACGAAATAGAAATTACGAACTTGGAGAGGGAGTACTTGACCGATGAAGAGGTGGAATCGATATGGGTTCACAAAACGATAATAGACCTGATGTAGGGGTACATGCTATGGTGGGAGCTGACCTGGAGGCAAACCATGACTGAGTGGATTAGGGCTGGCAAATTGATCTTGGAGTACCACAGGCAGAAGTTTATGGGGGGCGTGGGTAAGCCCATCGAAGCTAAGGATGCCATACCCTATTGGGTCTATGACTCTTTGATGGAGGTAGTGAGGATTTTGGGGTCGGAGACGGGGTGGAAGGAGAGGTTGTTCGATATAAACTGTAGGTTTGATGGGGAGGAGTTGACCCTGGGGTACAAGGTTGGTACGGATATTATTGAGGCGGGGAGGTTAAGGGAAGGAGATAGAGAGGAGGCTGTGGTTGAAAGCCTGTACGACATTTACATGGTAAATAAGTTGATCTGATACGCCCTAACGGGCGTGGCTGGGACCGGCGATGCCGGATCCCAGATCCGGGCCGGTGGCCCGGGCCGTATTCGTGTAGGATGGAGGCTGCGCCCGGAGGCTCATGATCCCCATCGACCACAGATCGCTTTCCCCCAAATACACCCCGTTCTACTACCATGTTGTATATGCCACAGATTGGTCAGGGACGGTGCAAAGGGTAAGGGAGGAGTTGTCCGAGTTGTGCAAAAAGTCGAGTTTAAATCCCCATAGACTTATCAATAGTCTCTCCCTATTGCCTAGGAGGGGTTCTGCAAGGGTGTACTTTAGGCACAAGGATGGTAGTGTACGCCCAATTGCTTGCATTAGTGACCGAAGCGACCTGATCTACATATCTGAAAGGATTTACAATACCTACCTTGTCGACTCACTTCTCTAAGCCATGGGTAACCCCCCCAGTCACTATAACTACCTCAAAAGGTTAAAGCTCTTAGTGGAGCTTTGTGAAGAGTACGATTTGGAAGTATGTCTCAGTGGCCTCATATCACTCCGTGATCCCCGTACGGAGAGGGAATTGCCCGGAGGTAAATATACCTCGAGGATTTCTGAGGGGGACATGAAGGAGTGGTTTGTGAATTGTTTAATCATGGACTGTGTTGGTGAACAGTGAGGGGTTTAAATTCCTAAAGAAAGAGTGCGTTTCCTACGGGCTCTTTTGCGTAGTAGAGCCAGGTCCTGCCTTTGCAATCTGCAACATTGATGTCTCTCAACATGCCGCAGTAGTCATTAGAGATAGGATCGAGCTTTCCGAGCTTGATCACATGTCCGAAGAGGACATTAGGGAGCTGGTGTTCACCTGCTACATGGAGGCCTTTGGGGTCAACTCCCTATAGATCCGGTCCAGAAGGGGCTGTAGTATCTGCCGGTGAAAGTAGCCCCCTCGGGCAACTTCTGGATATAGGTGGAGAACTTACTGGGCGGAGTGATCAGGTACGGGGTTACCCACTCCGTGCCATCTGCCAGGGTGTACACCCCTCCGTTGCAATAGGCATATCCTTCCGGGGCTTTTTTCTTATCGCCTGCGTACTGGAAATAGGCACCGGGGGGTACGCCCGGGATGGACTTGGCCAGGCCGGCTACAAAGTTGTTATCGGAGCTGAACCGGGGGACCTCTTCGCAGTCGATGGGGTCGGTCGAGGCATAGCTGAGAATCTTCCCCTGGACGTTGGTGTTCCCCTCGTCGTCCACGTACACATCGAGAGATGCAGACTGGCCGAATTGGTCGGGATTGGGGCGGCTGAGGCCAGGTGCGAAGCTCTCTTCTCGGAGGATGGAGGGATCGTTGAAACGTTGCGGGAGGGCCACTCTGTGCTAAGATGGGTGAATGAGGTCTGCTCGTTCTACTTTCAACGGAATGAGGAGGGGGTGGAGATCGTGCCGCCTTGCCTGGTCATATCATGGACAGGACCGGTTCTGGGAGCTGACGGGGGATTGGTGGTACAGGAAGAATGTCTCCGTCCCTGCTGCGAAGGAGAGAAAGAGGGCGAGGAGGGAAATAAATAGTTTGTTCCCTTGTGGGGCGGGGTATGGGATTCTGTACGGGGTAAAGGTAACTTATTCTGCGCATACCGAGACGTATCTCTCGGGGGCGGGGGGTTATTACCCCGGGGCGAAAGGTTATTGGAAAGTCGGATTGCAAAATATCTGGTCGGACAAGACCCCGAGCAGGCTAGGAAGACTTATTGCCCGGGTACTATTCAGTATAGAGTGGCATGACAGGTATATCAAATAGTTCTTTTTACTGGGTATTTTCTGTAAAGGTAAAGGGATCTGATGGCCCACAGGGAAATTTTCGGGGATTTCATTATCCTGGTCATGCGTAAGAGTGAATGGTGGGCCGCGAGGGGGTGAGGAGTGGGGATGGGAATACGCACCCAGGTATAACATGCCATGGTTATTGGGAGTGGGGGTTGACTCTTGCGCTCACTTCTTGGGCTTGAGAATTACCTGATTCCAGGCCCAGAGGACCCTCAGGGAGCTACGGCTGATCCGGGGAGAGCACATCTTCCTTGTCATTTCCATGTAGGTGTCGAACATGCAGGGCGGGGGAACGGAAGAGGGACCACGGACAGATCCCTTTAAATAGACCACCTCAAAGTTGACCTTAGAATTAGACATTGCCGGGAGGGCAGAGTTGGATAAACCCTTCCCCGTCTCTCCTTAGTAGGAGGAGCTTCTTACTGAATCTCCAATGCCAATACTGAGAGTAGTTCAGCTTTGGCGCTTTCATGAGCCTACATATTATTTTAGTTGCTTCCCAGGAATTAAGAGTAGAATCGCTGGACATGGGCTGATGGCTGTCAGAGCACTATAGCACGCCCAGGAAGGCCCCTGTAGGGCCTCTGGCGTGTGAAGTACTGTTACGGGGGTAGAACGCCTTACAGGGGCTTCTGGAGGCTTCCCGGGGCGGTTTGGATCCTCGCGCCCAGTCGGTCATGAATGCACGGGCCTCCGCATCGTGGGCGATGTGCTCCGCCACGGCTTTGCTCTGGGAGCTGCTCACCTGCGCGATGCGTCGTCCTCTGCGCACGGAGGAGGGATCATCGGGGCGTGATCGGCAGGGGCATGGCTCTCTCAAAGGCGGCTCCGGCAAGCACCTCGACCTCCGAAGCGGAAGTTGCCGGGGCGGGGCTCCTCATCCCGCCCCCCTAAATCAAGGCGGGCGCTTCTCCAGAAGAGCCTCCTCTTCCAGAAGAAAATCCCATATACCTACACAACCATATATACCCCCCCCCTGGTATATATTCCATTTTCATTCCAAATTGGAGAGAGAAAAATACAGGGGGGGGGGGGGGTAGTAAACCTGTAGGAATTTTTCAAAATCCCGAAAATCGCCCCTCTGAAAACCCTTGCCCTGACTGGGTTTCTCAAAGCGAGTCTCATGAGTCTCATCTCCGATGGATTTTGCCCCAAATGACCCCCCCTGCTTTTTCAATTTTCACATCGCAAAACAGGAGCGAAAATCCATTTTTATATCGGAAAACAGGAACAGAAATGCCCAAAATGCGGGGGGTACCCCCTGCTTTTTCCCATTTTCACATCGCAAAACAGGAACAAAAACGCATTTTTATATCGGAAAACAGGAACAGAAATGGATTTTCACATCGGAAAACAGGAGCAGAAATCCCAAAAGGACGGGGGGGGGTGCTAAACTGACCCCGATCGGAGTGGACATGACCTCACCCACAGAGAGAGCCCGGGCCTTCCTTTCCACCGATGCGGGGGCGGACAGGGCCACCTATATGAAGTCGGCAACGGAGGTTCTGAGGGACCTGAGCAAGTACCAGAGCCAGTGCCATGAGAAGCTCAATGAGCTGAGGGAGCGGGAGCAGGAGCTTCTCTCCAAGGCCCCTCCGACCTTTGAGGAGAGGCTGGCCAAGGCCCAAAAACAAGGGTTTAGGTGGAATAACTCCAATATCTTCCCGGCCAAGTGGTCGACTGCGGAGAAGAAACTGGCAAAGTGGGAGTCTGCCTATGAGGAGGGCAGGTCGACTACGGACTTCGACTCCCTGACTCACTCCAGTCTCTCTTCGGAAAGCAAGGCCTATATTTCAGGGGTCTGTGATGCCCTAGAAGCCACCCTCGGCTTGCCCCCGGGGTCGACATACCTCCGTACGAGGTACAAGGCCCTTCTGAAGGCTTACAGGGACACCTATACCTAAATCCGTGCTATGATTGGGCATGGTCAAAATTCTAAAACCAATGTTGGCCGGTACGTTCGACCCGGCCAAGGCGAAATACCCCTACATAGCCACCCCCAAAATCGATGGGATTAGGTTTCTGATGGTAGAGGGAAAAGCCCTGTCCCGATCCTTCAAGCCCATCCGAAATCTTCACATCCAGCAAATGCTTTCGACTTACCTCCCTGACGGGGTCGATGGCGAGCTTACTTGCGGTGAATCCTTTCACCAGTCCAGTTCTGCGATAATGTCCGTACATGGCAAGCCGGACTTCAAGGTGTGGATTTTTGACTATGTCGATCCGAACAGTTCCCTAATCCTGCCCTATAAGGATCGGCTGAAAGGTCTGACCCTGGGAAACAGTCCTCCCTTCGATCTGGAGATCTTGGAGGGAATTGAGGTCTGTACTCCTGATGAGCTTGAAACTTACGAGGCCATTGTCCTCTGGGAGGGGCATGAGGGGGTGATGATCAGGGATCCGGACGGAGGGTATAAGTTTGGCAGGGCGACGGTGAGGGAAAACACTCTGCTGAAGGTAAAGAGATTTACTGATGCAGAGGCCGCCCTGATCGGCATAGAGGAGAAGCTGATCAATAACAATCCGGCCCAGGCTGACGCATTTGGTCTTACTAAGCGTTCTACGAGCCAGACCGGTATGGTTCCGGCCGGAACCACCGGAGCCCTGCTTGTCAGGGATGATAGTGGTCGTGAGTTTCACATAGGGAGTGGCTTAGACGATGCAATGAGGGATGAAATCTGGAAGAACAAAGAGAAGTATTTGGGTAGTATTGTTAAGTACAAATACCTAGAACACGGGGCGAAAGAGAAGCCTAGGCACCCGGTCTTTTTGGGGTTTAGGCACCCCGACGACCTCTGATCCGTGGTAGTATTACTGGGCGTTGGCCAACGCCCCTGGCGCCAGGGATGCCCAGAGTCTCACCTGGGCCTTGGACCCCCCTCCGGTAAGGGGGGTCTGGGATTCCGTCAAACCCCTCCCGATAGATCAGGGCCGACCCTGATTTAATACCCGTGATTCGGGACTATTGGGAGGTAACTCCTCTATGCTTAAAAAATCCGACAATAGCTTCTAGTTCTTCCATACTCGCATCTGATTTAATCTTGTTTGCTCTCCAACTTACAATGACGACGTTTCCGGGCACGTAGCCCTTTTCGTTGTCTATTCTGTCCAGGGTGGGGGAGTTAAATAATAGTTTGGAGTTATTCCATGCCAGGTCCACCCCCAAAACCGGACACTTTTCGCAGTAGAGGTCGTAGATGTCCTTGTGGGTGAGAGAAAAGTCTCTACCGTTTAACTTTGATCTTCTTCTGGCTTCACAGAGCATTCTCTTTAGCTTGTAGTCAATTGGGTCTCTAGACCTATTTTTGGCACCCAGAGAAACTTCGCAAACTTTGCACTTTGAACGTCTACCTCCTACCCCCTTACCCCTATAAAATTCCCCCAGGGGCTTTAACTTACCGCATTCAGCGCAGTGTTTGAAGGGGGGATTAATCCCCCCATGACCTCTCTGGCCCATCCCTAGGCTTTGTCTACAAAGTTGTCAATAATCTTGACATCGATTAGGCCGGATCCCGGAGGGGTTTGGGCGAAATACGGCAAGGACTTATGCGCCCCGTAGATCTTATACCCATCCTTTAGACCCACCTTGCAATAGGGGAATGAGCAATCAATCTCCGTCTTCTCAAACAAGAGAGAGTCTCCTTTGGTGAATCGGGAGAAGTTCAGAGAGTTGAGGCGCTTTGACAAAGCGCGATCAAGTGATCCCTCAGGGGCCCTGGAGTAGAAGATCAGGTCTTTCGTCAGGGTGGAGGCAAGGAATTCAAAGTGCTGGTCGGACTTAATGCTTAGCAGGGTTTCCACTAATTTTAGTCGAGACGATGCAGTTTCAGACTCCTTTTTAACTCTAAGCCGGGGGGAGTAACCGGAGTACTCACCCATAAACCCCAGAATTTCCAGATCGCCAAGAAGTCCAAGGATCTTTTCCTGGTCCCAGGAATTAGACTTGCCCAGGTGTTTCTTTTCCAGAAACTTCCAGGATGCCGACCAGATTTGGAACGAAGCATCTGAGGAGCATAGGCCTCTAGGGGCGTACCAGTAGGGTCTTCTTGGAGCATTGCTGCTGTTTGACTTTCTGACCTTCTTCAGGTCAAAGAGGAGCAGGTCCTTGTATAGGTTGGAGACCAGGGTCAAGTATTTATCCCCACCGGAGACTGTCAGTGCAGACTTAAAGATCGATCCTACCAGGCGAGGTGGGCAAGAGACGATGAGCTTGAAGATCATCTCATATCTGGAATTGTCCAGGCTATTGATCTGAGACTCAAGCAGCCTCTTAATACTCTCCCTGCCGTATTACTGGTAAACATACCAGGTCTGCAGGAGTTGAGGTAAGAGTCCAGCTCATCCAGGCTAATTACCCCAGAATTGTACAGGTCCATTACCACCCCCGTACCGATCCGACTCAGGCCAGCTCCGGCCAGGCAAATCTTCCGAACCTTGTCTTTAGTCGAGACATCCTTCATCTCCCTCTTAATATCAGAGATATTAAGAACGGTGAAAATAGCCTCGATTGCGGAATGGCTTGAGAGGTTGGGGGAAAGAAGTGCTGCCTTAGCATAGAGTTCGTTCTCCTCACCAGACCTCCTTAGTTTCTTTAAGAAAACATCGGGAGAGTCAAAAGCATCGAAAAGATTAGATACGAAGGGGTCTTCTCCAAATAGCTTCAGGACCTCAAAGGAAGGATTGGTTACCACCTCCCTCACATATAACCGCGAAGCGATCTTCATGACGTCCGGGTCACAGTTCAGGTTAGAGGCAATGGCCTTCCTGATCCTGACCGACTTGGTCTCTTCCCAAACCCTCTTAAGCTCTTTACGGCTGGAGGAGGGATCAATTGCGATGTTGTAGAGATCTGTCAGATCTCTCGTACCCTTTTTCGCCATTTCACTTACCTCTCTTACGACGGACAACGATAGAGGCCAGTCTTTCCGTAATGTCACACCAGAGTTCATTGCTGCACTCGGGGCTGCAGACGTACTCCGCTGCGTAGACGGACTTGTACCGGGTCTTTTTGTTGCAAATACCGCAGTAGCCCACCTCCTCCTGACGCAGGTAGGTGTCGTCGTGGCAGTAGATGAACTTTTCGTCTGGACCGAAGTAGTGGCGCTTGGGCCGATTCGGGGAGTTTTGCTGGGCCATTGGCCAGAATTGCTTTGGACAAAAATATCCTAGCACTATTTTTCCCTTTGTAAATCCATCCTCTCCCTCACCCTTCTCTCCCGCTCCGCAACATTTTTCAGCTCACGTCGGGCGAGAGTGAGGGCCCGGCTCAGGGTGTCCGAGAGGGAGATGTCTGACCACATCGATCTCCACTGCCCCAGCTCCTCGTAGACCTCTTGCCTTACCCTGATGGCCTTGTACCCGTCCCCCTTCCCCCCTGGAGACTTCTCCTCCTCCATCCTCTCTGAGATTTCTTCGAGAGATTTGACCGGGTCCATAATTCTCCTGTAGAGTATTTTGGATAAAGCTTAGCAAGCATTGCCCCCCATCTCAACATGAAGCCCCCAAAGAGATACCCAGAGGTTTATGTGGAGATGGATTTTCTGGACCGTAGCGACATCATCGAAGAGAGGGCGAGGGTGGACTCCGAGTCAATACGGGTAAAAATGAACCATCCAGTTTTCGGAGAGGGGACGGTTGAGATCTATGACATAGACTTTAATGACAATACATTGTGCCTGAAGAGCATTTACAGTCCGGGAATGCAAACGGAGGAGGAGCTGGATGTAATGTCTGACTACGTCAACAACTACCTGCTGGAAGGCGAACAGACTTACCTCCCGTACTATCACCCGGAAATAGGGTACTACCTGCTCTCCAGGAATGTAGGAGTGTATGGAACAAACGATCATCTGGAAGAATGAGCAATCAGCCACAGTCCTGTTCCATAACCTCGGAAATCATTGCGGATTTTCTGTCCTATAGCACAGCGGTCTTTAGCAGGGCTCTGCCTGATTGTGTCGACGGGCTGAAAGTCGCCCAGAGAAGATCCTTGCTGGGCATAAAGGATCTGTCCCTCTGGTCCAGCTCCCCCTACTGCAAAGTTAGTCGTTTGGAGGGCCACGTACTTGGCAGGTACCACCCGAACGGGGGATGTGCAGGCACCATAATTAACCTGGGCCAGCAATCCTCACAAAGATATGCCCTGACAGACATTCACGGGAATTGCGGGGGATCTATACAGACCGGTCCATACATGGGGCAGAAGGTCTCAGCGGATGGCCCTGCCGCTGCTCGTTATTTGGAGGTCAGGGCAACCCCCCTCACCGAAGCGATCTACCTGTCTCAGATTGATAGAGGTTTGGGGGAGTGGAGGCCTAACTACGATGGCAGCAGCAATGAACCCATCCGCATCGTTCCAGCCCTTCCCGCTCTACTTCTGACCGGGTCTACGGGCATAGCCTCTGGCTACGCAGCTAACCACATCCCATTTCGACTTGAGGACGTTATTTCCGCGTCAACTGCGTGGATTAAGAATAAGAAAATTGCCGACAGCAGGTTTTTTGAGAAATTCTGTTCGCCACCCGAGCCTCCCCAAGGTGGGCGAATCCTCAGATCTGAAGATTTTGCCGAACTGTTGAGAACTGGCAGGGGGCAGATCGAGGTTTATGGGAAATGGATCTATGAGGACAAGATTCCGTACGGTAAAAGGTCCAATAGGCCAGGGATCATCGTAACCCTTCTGGCCAATGGATCTTCCGAGGAGTTTGTAGAAAAGGTCCATGACCTGGCCGAAAAAGAAAAACTACCGGGCCTGCTGTCAATCTCCGACCACTCTACTAGGGACGGGATCCGGGTCGAGCTTATTCTGAGAGAGAAGGAGCACAGGGAGGGCATTCTTAGGGTGTTGCTGGAGTCAACAGGTTTGAGGCATGTTCACAACGTTAATTCCACAGCGGTAGGGGTAGACGGAAAGCCCAGTCTATTTGGGGCGAGGAGGACCATAGAGTGTTGGTATGAGCAGCGAACCGGTTACCTGGTGTCAAAGCATCAAAGAGAGGTGGAAAAGCTCCGCAAGGAGGGTGAGAGACTTGAGGCCGTAGTCGAGGTACTCAAGTCCCTGGATAAATTTTTGTCGGTTGTAAGAAAGGCGAAGGATAAGCCCTCGGCAATCAGTTCGGTAAGCAGAGGGTGGAAACTCAGTGCGGAGTTGGCAGAGTATGTCATAGCCATTCCAATCAGCACACTGATTGCTACGGAATCCGGCAAGGTTAGAGATAAGCTAAGTCAGGTACAGGACCAGATCCGGTCCCTTGAGCCACTTTGCCAAACCGGTTTAGATCTGGACAGGTATATTATTTCCGAACTGCGCTCGTTCAAATCTCTTTCCTCCCCGTCCAGGTCAGAGTGGTTGGAGACAAGGCCGGACTTTACAACTTCTTCACAACCCAGGGCCATATCTGTCCGAGATCAGATTGTAGAAGAGGCCAAGTCTTTGGGGATGAGTACCCGGGCCATTAACAAATGGATCAGGGAAAATGTCGGAGGAGGGGTAGAGTCTAGATGGGCCCAGCACAAAAAATCCGTGCTAGGATCGAAGAAACTCCCGCCCCCCAATGCCCCACATCCAAGTAGTCCTAACTCCGGCCCAACTAGCACTGGCAGAGGAAGAGGCAAAAAGAAGACAGTCAGTAAACGAGCAGTCCGGCCTGTTGGGGAGAAACAACGCAGCAGCGGTGGGAAATCAGGCACTGTCTCTTCACCTTCTCGGAGCACTGGGAGAAGTCGCAGTAGCAGTACATCTGGGGGTAGAGGCCGAACTGTTTCGAGATCAGCAAGCAGTAAGGGGAAGCGCAGATCTACCGGGTGACATAGAGGTAAAGACCCGGTCTAAACACTGGCACGATCTAATTGTGCAGAGAGATGAGCGCAGGGAGAAGAAAATCGTATTGGTCACGGCCGAGTCAAGCACCGACATCAGGATCCACGGGTGGTGTGTGGCAGGGGACGTCATGCAAGAGAAGTTTTGGTCGGATCCGGCCAAAGGAAGACCGGCATACTTCGTACCTAAACGGAACCTTCACCACATGTCGGAGCTTACGGTTGAAAGCTCGTAAGCTAACTCCGACCATAAATGTACTATTTGCCACTCATCCCCCTAATCGTCCTTGTCTACATCATTTCCGTGGACAGCAATGTGTCAGAGTACTTGCACCTCAGGCTGCTAAAGGTCCCCCTCCTGTTCATCCGAACCTCCCTGTTCAAGTACAAACTCCTATTCCAGCTCAAGTATGAAAAGTTTATGCTCAAGAGGGGCGTTGTTTCTAGACGTCACATGGACATGGCTAGTCAACTCATGTCAGAAAGGTCAGACTCAGGAGCAGATTGAGTCCGTACCTTGGTACGAATACTCCTCTTACCTGGAGTGTTGCACGTCCTTGGGGGTTAAACCCAGCCTGACTAGCTGGATCAGATACCAAACTTTCTATGGAAAACTCTAATCAACGGATTCTGCGTCAATTTCTCTGTGCCTCTGAGCTGTGTGACACGATTCTGGATGTCCTCGACCAGGCAGAGATTGATTCTCACTCTGCGGACAGAATGGCAAATATGCTGATTGGTCTGAGGGAGCACTGCCAAACGTCTATGGACTCAATCCAAACCGACGACTTAGCAAGTTTTACGAGCGGCCAGGCTGAAATTTCCCCTGACGGACGCATAACTCTACCTGCCCAGGCCTCAACCATGCTAGATTGGACTGAGAATGACCGTATTTCATGGTCGATTTCTCCGGATGGCACGGTAAGGGTGGAGAAGACTGGTGATTGGTGACATAGAATGCCGCTCTAGGTATGAGTCTAACGGGGCAGTATTGACAACTACGGTCAGATCCGGGCAAAAATACGGGTTTTACAAGTCAAGACAGTGCCATTTTCACGTTCCGGGCAAACTTTTAGCCCAGACTGTGGCAATCTACCCCTGCGTAGGCACAAATCTGCCCATTTTTGGCTCGGAATACCTTGAAATTGGGCAGAAATCCTTCGCAGCGGTTGATTTTCACCCCTCAGCCGGTCCACTTACCGATTTTGGACACCTGGTCGAGGTTTTTCCCCCTCGTCCCACCCTTACATCCCGTCATTACGACCTCGACCTATGGTTTGGACCCCTACTTTGGCTGGAAAGAGGGGAGGAGGAGCTAATAGAGAGGTTTGAGTCGGAATACGAGGCTAGGTTGAGGGAGTATTATCGTCTTCTTAACAGAAATTTACACCTGAGGACGGGGATCCCCCCTGGTCATGAGGGGTTTAACCAGTACATGGCTGCCAACGACCCCGCCCGTGGTATAATAGCGGCGTATTTCGGCCGGTCCTTCTCCGATGAGTACCTCAGAAGAGTCCTATTCTCACAAAAGAATAGCTCTGTCGTTAGTTGACTCTAATGTATATAGGGATATTCCCCCGGAAATGAGGGACTATTTGGCTAAGAAGAGAGAGGTAGTGGGGGACGATTTAGCCTTCCCGTACTCTCCCTGCCCTCACTACCCCCTGGAGCGAGTAACAGCCCTATGCAACTCACTCAATCTGGATGAATCTCAGGTAAATGTGTACATGAAAGTCTGGACCCTAGATATTACAACCCTCGAAGCAATTTCCCTAATAGATCGCGCTCAGGAAATCCTCCTCAATACGGAGGAGGGAATGTCTTTGAAGGTCGATCAGTTCTTTGGAGATTCCAAACATAAAAGATTTAGGGGGCCGGCCCCGGGTACCATTAGGGTTTTCAGCAATGAGCTGATGTCTGTCTGGACGGGAAAAAACTGGATAAGGTTAAAGCGTACGGGGGTTGTGCAATGACCATAGTCTGTCCGGGCAGAATGACCAAAACCCACGACCAATTTCTCGCGGATAATGGCAATCTGTCCGGACTTAGTATTATGGTTCTGGACTGCTCCTCTGCAGAACTAGCCTACAGTAGTAATTCCAGGGCGATTACTCTATGTACCAATGAGAAGTACATTCTCGAGGTCCATAAAATGCTTGCTTTGCCCAACTCAAAGTCTATTATCGAAGAGGTATGGACCGACCCAAATCGTTTCGATCAGGGTAGGAACATAGCCTATGTTGAAAATCGCCTAAAGTGGCTGAACTACAAATCAGCCAAGAGGGGGACGAGGTCTTGGAATTGGACCGACGTAGCAATTTACTACTGCTTGCTCTCCCAAGGAGGATTTAATTATCACTTCAGGGGGTGGTCCTTGCAGATAGATAAGCACAACCCGGTCCGCCCCGATTTTCCCTCCATTGAGAGGTTTTCCCTCATGGCAAAGGACAAGCGCCTCCTTTACCGACGCCGCACCATTTTCAATTTCCCCATCCAGGAGGTAGACAAAGAAACAACCCTGATCTACATTCATATCCCCATACAGTTCTCCCAATACGGGTGCGGATATGTTTGGACAAGGAGAAAACTTCGCTTTGTCCAAACCCAGTTGGTCGAATTGGCCAGTATGGGGTATAGGGTCTGTGTCAGTACCTTGCATTCCAGGTGGGGTAGACAGATCCCGATGTCCAGAAACCTTTTGCCTGAGGACCTGTTCAGGCCAAGTATCTACACTGTGTTGAAAGACAGTAGTAGCTACGGATTAAACAATCTCACCCAAGAGGCATATTATGCAGCCGGAATTTAACAACCAGGGCCAGTCCATGGGCAACCATTGCCTCTTGAACCTATATGGCTGTGATGAGTCTAAGCTAAAGGACCTCATGCTATTCGAGCATTTTGCTCGGACTGTTCTGACTAAGCACGGGGCGGTGGTAAAGGGGGTGACCTCCCACAAGTTCCCCGGTCCGGGGTTTGGCTTCACCTCTCTCCACCTTCTCAGCACCTCCCACTACTCCGTACACACCTGGCCCGAGACCTCATCTGCTGCGGTCGACGTCTTCACCTGCGGGAGCGTGGACGCCAAGGGGATTTGTCACGACACCCTGACCTACTTTGGCGCCTCGACCCATGAGCTGATGTGTGTGCTAAGGTAGAGGGGAGGGCAATTCCTCTTCCCTCACCACTCCATCTTTCCCATGGCAGCTAAGACCTCCCTGACCAAGCTCGGGGCTATGAAGCTTGAGTCCAAGCCCAAAAAAACCCGTCAAGGGTGCAGCTTACACACTAAGCTGAGTGCGACAAGTCGCAACGGGCGCAAAAAACGCTATAGGGGTCAGGGACACTAGGGCGGGTTTAGCAATCTGGAGAATGCAGCGGACTCATAATCCGCCGAAGGCCGGTTCGATCCCGGCATCCCGCACCTGGGGGTATGGCGGAATTGGAAGACGCGGCGCACTCAAAATGCGCTGGCTTATGCCTTGGGGGTTCAAGTCCCCCTTCCCTCATCGAAAACAGGACGCTGTTTTCGACCTGGAGTGGTGACCAGGAGCCGAAATGCACCCCTGCTCCTTGACGTAACAGGAACAAAGTCAAGGCGCTTAAATCAGCCCGCGTAGTAGGCTGTGACTAGGGGGGTGAACAGCATCCCTCGGCGGGGTGGCCCCCCGCATCTGCCCTCTTAGCTCAGTCTGGATAGAGCCGTGGACTTCTAATCCACTGGTCGCAAGTTCAAATCTTGCAGAGGGTGTTAAGATAGTGAAAATACCACGCTCATGGCTAATCTTCCTCCCCCTTCCGGTCTCGTCTCAACCACAGGACTGAAAATGTGGGAAAGGCATGGAATACACTGGGACTACTCGGTTAGTGACTTTGACTCTGCCTATAGTTACTACAATTACCAGGGGGAGAGAGGCACCCTATGGATGATGGGGCAGTTGCTAAGTGAAGTTGATGACGCAAGTTCCATTAACTTTAAACTTCTTTCCAATCTGTGCAAAGTATTGCAGCAGATGAGTGATAGAATTGACGAACTGGAGGCGGAAAAAGCATGTAAAGAGTCCTTCTGGTAGTTAAAATTCCGTTGAGGGCTAGTTGAAAGCTAGTTGATGACCTCAATCAACTAGGCCGTGATCCCGCTTGGCAAACCCTCCACCCCCATTCGCATCAGTCTGCTGGAGGAAAAGTTCCAGGCTTATGATGAGCTGAGTAAAAAAATGCTATCTAAACTCGAGCAGGCTGTGGAGAAAATCTCCGAATCTAATCAAAATATCAGCCAAATACTGATTAGACATGAGGAGAGGATAGATAGATCGGTAGAAGCAAATGATGCCATCTTGACCATGCTAAGCCGTAGTGAGAGTGATCTAAAGGGTGAGATGGAGAAGCAAGACAAGAAGTTCAAGGAAGACCTTGACAAGCACGAAAAGAAGATTAACGACATGAACACCACCCTAGAAGACCTTAAGAAAAACCGGTGGATTTGGTTCGGGGTGATTCTGGCCAGCTCGTTCTTCATCAATCAGCTTAAACTGGCGGAAAGGATCCTCCCGGCTCCTGCCCCACAGTCCGCCCCCCTCATTCGCTATGCGTGGCCTTCGAGTACTACACAGATCTGAGATCTATTCCGTAGTCCATACAATAGTCGATTTTGACGGCCACTACGCAATCTGGCTTACCCAGTGCGGTCGTGTGCTAGACTCGCGTCTTTGTACGGTGTTGGGACGATGACCACCCCTAACTGGCAACACAACTCCGGGAAAGAGAAGAAACGCACCCTGAAGCCCGCCTCCCTCCGGAGTGCTAAGATGCGGAGGAAGTTCCTGTTGCTTAAGCTGGACAGTGTCAAAAGGCCTACCTGACCCCATTCTGCACAACCCGCAGATGTTCAGCAATGTCCCGTTTCTAAAGAACTACTTTCTTCGACGTGCTGAAGAGAGGTCTAATGCTGAATTGATGAGAGAATATACGGAGAAGATGAGGTTGTTCAACAGGATTTACGATGTCTAGACCTTACGCCTTCGTGGGAGATTTGCACGGCAGGGCAAATGTTCTCCAGGACATTCTGGAAAGGGACAAGGGGAAGTATCACTACATCTTCCTCGGGGACATTCTCCACCACAAACCCTTCTTCCGTAGAGCGAAAAGGGTGTCACCCATTCGCATTTTGGCCCAGGTGTATGAGCTGGTTTCGACTGGAAGAGGAACACTCATACTGGGAAATAATGAAAACTACATCCTTAGAAATCTGATAAATGGGGAGGAAAAGATCAAGAAGAAAGAGGTAAAGTACACCCTGAAGTGCCTAAAGCAGCTTCCTCTGGCAGAAAGAGTAGCTTACCTGGGAATGCTTTCTAACTCCCCAACTCATTTGGAAATAGACGGAACTTACAGGCTAGCCCATGCCTACTATCCCCATCAGGGGGTACAGGTATCCCGGAACCAGGTCATTCATGGGCCGGGCTATCTTTGGTTTAGGGATGAGGATCTATCCGTACACGGAATAGACCCCAACTATCAGTACTACTTTGGCCATTACGGTTTACCGTACAGGAAGGGGAACGTCCACATCCTCGATGCGACCTCCTTGGAGGGAGTAGGTGTGTATTACACAGACAGGGACGAGTCCGTGCTATACTACTAAGGTCTGACTCTGCATTCCCCCATGACCCACACCAATGCTCTTGGGTACTCCATCCTGCCCCCGAGCATGGCCTCTAAGGTATTTGGAGAGGAGGTGGTAAAGAGCTATCATCCCGAAGAACAAACCAATATCAATGAGATCATTACCCAAATGGAGGGGTTTGGTGTGGAATTTCCCATCAAAAACCCTCCGACATTTACTAATCTCCCGGAGTTCAATCTGCCCCAGATCCAAGGGGAGAACATCTCCGAGCACTTTAAATTGATTTCTGAGGGGGCGGTAGGAGAGCAGAAAAAACTCCTGACCCTATTTGCTAATAGCGTCAAGGTAGGGGACCCGCCTCCACCCGAAGAAATTCGCAACTATGAGGGTTGGACCTCATACAAGTTTGACGGCACGTCTTGGGCCTGTACATATCTGGGGGAGAAGGGACTGGAAGGTGTGCCCATTGCCGTATTCGACTGCGAAACCTTTGTCCAAGGTTCTGAGTTTGGTCATCCTATTCTGGCCACCGCTGTGGACATGGAGGGGACGTATTACGTCTGGATGCACGAATCATTTTGTGACAGCAGCATCCCCTACACAGAAAAGCTGGTACCTTTGGGGACCACTAACTCCATTCTTGTCGCTCATAATGTGGGGTTTGATCGTCAAAGAACTGTAGAGGCATACTATCTCCATCACGACCCACTCAACCCGGACAAAGATAAAAGGTTTGGCAACCTCTGGTTCGACACCATGTCTGCCCACATCAACGTATCCGGTTTGGCCTCTGAGCAAAGATTCTGGTTCAAGGAGAAAGCCAGCAAGTTCTCTATTCCTCCATCATGGTCGGAGAAGGGATCCCTTAACAACCTCATCGACACTTACAACTTCCACTGCAATCCGGAGAAAAAACTCTCCAAGGATACGAAGAACACCCGGAATCTGTTTGTCGTTGCTAAATCCATGTCGGATTTTGATAAGGACAAACCCGAGCTGGTTGCCTACGCACTGAAGGATGTCCAAATTACCTTCGATCTCTTTTCTATTGTCTGCCTGAAGTATCTGCAGTCCAACCCGTCCCTTACCACCCTATACGGCCACTTTGCCCAAACTTCAGCCATTCTGCCAGTCAGTCCTGATTGGAACGAGTGGGTGGAAGGGTGTGAGAGGGTATGGGAGCAATCCATTGATCGGCAAAATGAGCTGCTCAAGGAACTGGCACTTCAACTCCTGGAGGACTGGAAGAATGACGAGGTCGATGTGGAGTCAGATCCATGGTATAAGCAACTAGACTGGACTGCAGACCATGCTTTGAAAAAGAATGGCACCCCTAAGTCTGTGTGGTACGGGGTGCCCGTATGGTTCAGGAAGAATGCAAGTAGGAATAAAGAGACGGGGGCTATTGTCCTCAATCCCATTACTACCAAGAGTAGAATTAGTCATTTGTTGCTGCGTTTGAGGTGGAAAGGCCAGCCCATCTTCTACACAGAGGAGAAGGGGTGGCAGTTCTTTGACGAGGAGAAGGGTGTATCTGCCCAGATCCCTCACGTAGACGGAGAGGGGGTGAATGTGGGAGGAGTCCTCAGCAAGGACTATCTGCCTGACTTTGAAAGTGGCATTTTGTCCAGCGATCTTCCCCAGGCCCAAGAACTACTACAGTTGGCCATAAGGGTATCCTATTGGACTTCTGTAAGGAGTAGGGTGAAGAAGCAACTTCCAACTAAGTCGAACGATACCGGTCTTACCATTATCATTCCCTCCACCATCCCTCACAACACTGCGACCAACCGGTCGGGTGAAAATCTCTGGCTTACAGTCCCTGACCCCAAGCCTGAGAAGATAGGGACGGAGGTAAAGACCCGGGTCCAGGTGTCATCCCCCTACACCTTTGTTTCCTCTGACTATGACGGACAGGAAGGCGTAGTGGCGTCTATCTTTGCCGACAGCGTGTACAAGATAGCCGGCAGCACTCAGTTTGGTCATAGTGTACTGGCCGGATCGAAGGACGATGGAACGGACATGCACAGCATGACTGCTAAAACCATTGGCATTTCCCGGTCTATTTCCAAAAACTGTAATTACGGGATGTTGTATGGGTCGGGGATTAGCACCCTTGCATCTACTATCCGGAAAGGGAACAAGAACATCTCTTTGTCTAAGGCTAAGGGCATGGCCAAAACCCTTATTACCAAGAAGAAGGGCAAGAAGGAGAATGGAGTTTACTACGGTGGGAGTGATTCATTCGCATACAATGAAATGACTCGCATTGCCAACTTGGACATCCCCCTAAACCCCCTCAGCGGTACGAGAATGTCTACGGCTTTTCGTCCATCTAACGTGGGGGAAAACTTCTTCACCATGCGGAACAACTGGGTTATTCAATCTACTGGCAGTGCTATGCTACATGCCTTCTTGACTGCGATGGAGTACCTTACCCATAGATACGGAGTAAGCGCACGTTTTTGCATTTCAGTTCATGACAGCGTCCTTTATATGTGCAGGGAAGAAGATGCTGACGTAGTCGCAGCTCTTTACCAGGTTGCCCACCTCTGGTCTTGGGCCTGGCTGAGGTACAACTATGGTATTTACGAGATGCCCCACGCAAATGCCTGGTTCAGCAGTATTGAGATTGATAAGATCTTTAGGAAGTCTGCTACAGCCTCTACTCTGACCATCTCTCAGACCAGGGCTGAACCCGATGGAAGAGCCCACACCATCGCCAGCCTAGTCCCCGTGCTGGAGTCTCTCCGTGCTATAGTTCCCTAAGGGAGCCACGTTCCCTAACCGGCCGGCTTTGCGGATTCGTCCGTCTCGTCGTCCGTCGCATAGCGCCCCAGACGGGGGCAAATGGGGGGAAGGTCAACGACTCTCCCCCTACCTCGTCACAGAGGCCGCTGTGTTGTCCTTTGCAACAGTTTCATGCGTAAAACTCTCGCACTAGCCGCACTCTCTCTTCTGGCTTTGTCCCCCGTACCGGCTCTGGCCTCATGGTCCGGTTGTGGACAGGCATCCCACTACGGAGTGGGGGATGGATATGGCGGTAGGACCATGGCCAATGGCCGTCCGATGGACCCCTACCGCATGACCACTGCTCACCCCAGCATCCCTCTCGGCTCTGTTCTTCTGGTCACCAACCGCAGAACAGGCAACTCCGTTCGGGTTAAGGTGACAGACAGAGGCCCGTACTATGGTGGGAGAATCCTGGACTTGTCCTACGGGGCTTTTGCACGGATCTCCAACCCCTCCCGTGGCCATGAGAGTGTCTGCTATACGAGGTTGAGCTGACTTAGCTTGGCAAGTAGAGGGGCATACGCCCCTCTTTTCTTGTTCAGAATTTGTCCAGAACCGAGCCCAAAAGGTACTTCATGGTCCGAGTTTGGGTCATCAAGTCCTCTACGAGGTTCAGAACACCGTACTCTTCCGCCTCATCGGCATCTTTGTGGAGTTTATCCAGGGCTTCGCAAAGCTCCTCAACCACCTTAAAAAGCCCCTCGATCAGCTCTTTGTTGGTGCTCCAGTCGATTTCCGGCACATCGTGGAAGATCTTGGCCGGGATTTCAACACCACTCCCCCTGGCCTGTTCAGCCATGGGATCGATGTTCCCGTCCGCCATCCCGTAGATTCGGGCAAAAAGCTCATGGTACTGGGGGAACTCCGGACCCGTGATGTTCCAGTGGGCTAGTTGCGCGGCTCCGGAGAGATTGTGAAGCCGAGTCAGGACTTCAATGAAGGATTTTTCCATGGTGAGTTGATGAGAGGAGGTAGGAGCTTGGGCTACGTTGCCGTCTGCTCACTATATCTCGGGTTGAGGAGAATGTCCAGGGGCTGGTAAGAACTTGTCCCCGGGTCTGTGTTTGGAACTGTATCTACACTATTTCTCCACAACCCGCAGTCGATGTTGAGCTTAAACCACTCTGGGAGGTCACGTCCAGACTTAATACCTTCTCTAGTACATTTCCAAACATTGTTTATTGTTCCTGTAACCACCTGGGCTTCATCCAGTGTTCCGTCGTCTCTCACTGCTGTTAGGGGAACGAACACATAGGTCGCATTACCATCTCCAGGTGAAGTACATTGAACAGATAATCTGTCCCCCACAGCTCTATTGCACCGGGGATCTTCCACTACATATTTTTCTACAGAGTCAGGACCGACAGTTCTTCTCCAGACAGCAAGCCCGGTCTGTCTACCGGCCGGGGTAAGGAGGCATTTCCTTGTGGGCAGAAAGTCTTCAACCCTTATAGGGTCGTATGCTGCGCAAGGTGTGGAGTAGAACCTTCCATCTACGAGATTAGCAGTAATGCTGTAGGTTTGCTCGTAGATAAATTGAGAAGCCTCCTTGGTTACCTGTACAAACCTCTCCGACCCCAGTTCAAATCCCGTCTGCCATTCAATTCCGGGAATGGGGGGACACCACCCCGTGACAGAATCGGCAATTAGGTCGAGGATGGGCAAACAGAAAGAATGCCCCTCCCTCTGAACTTGTTTCTGGACAAGGGTAACGGTGAAGTTCATTGTCCGGTTGCGTACAGTGGGGATGTACGCTCCCTTGTTTGAGTTCTGAGTTTCGGAGGAGGTAAAGGATACAATTATTACAGTCTGTTCGGCCACACGCCCGGAGTCGTCTAGGCTCTCCGCGAGCCTCAGGACCACCGCGCTCTGACCCAGAGACTCATGGATCTTGCGATGGAGCTGGTTTTCAATCTCAAGTAACATGTGCTAAGATGGGACTGTGTCTGCGCACACTCCCTAATGCGCTTTCAACAATGACGCCACAACTAGCACTATTTTCAGCTATAGTGGTAATTCTGCTTTTTTCTCTAATGGCCCCAATTCTTGCCGGACTGAGTATAGCAGTTGTCTTGTTGAAGACACTGCTCAAAGACCCCCAACCATCCAATGATCATGATGAGCAAGCCTGAGCATGCCCCCAAGGTTGTCTGGTCCAATGACCTAGACGGAATTTACCACTGCTATGTCTTGGAACAGACGGATACCTACGGGTATCTCAGGATGGAGCGCCATAGTGATGGGGAGAGGGTTCTTGACACAGAGGTCCCCATCTCCAAGCATTTTCGGACCCAGGACATTCTTCGCTGGGGAGATGTCTGCATGAGAGTTGCCAAGAGATATGAAGGAGGGAATTGACCAAGTCACGGAGGATTGTGCTAGGGCCGTAGCACTCTCCTCCCCCTCTATTTTCAGGGTGGGTTGCCTACTACTTAGTAAGGGTAAAGTATTGGTCAGTTCTACCAATACAGACATTAAGACCCACCCTATTCAGGCTCATTTTGCTAGCAGGGCTGGACTGGACAAAAAGGTTTATCTTCATGCCGAAGTGCGAGCTTTGTTGAAGCCTTGGGCTTCCCGCTGCGACACCCTGGTAGTCTGCAGGGTGAATAAAAGGGGTGAGCTTTGCATGGCCAAGCCATGCCCAGTTTGCCAACTGGCAATCGCTGAGTCGAGCATTAAGAGGGTGTATTACTCTACTAATCAGGGGGGTTGGGAGATTTTACGTTTAATCTGACGATAGAGTCTGGCCCGGGGACATGGGGCTTTTTAGTTAGGCGATGGAGAAACTCCGCTTGCGGGTCTTTTTCAAACCATTTACTGTAGATCCGACGCCTTTGCTCGTCGTATCCCTCCAAGTAATACTGACCCTCCGGCAGCTCTTTCCTCAACTCCTCAAAGTTGTTTCGGAGGGTCTTAAGTTGCTCTAGGGGAGTCATTTCAGCTACTTTTTGTGGACTGAGTCCAGCCTCCCTTAGCTGAGATCCCCTGAGTTCAGAAAGCTCCGGCACAGTAATTTCGTATGACCCATCCTCATTCTTTTCCACGATATTTGTGCCGGCAAAAAAGTCAGCCTGACCAGGTTTAAGCTGAGATATATGTTTGGCCGTATCGTTTTTCTCAACCTTCTCCTGTTTTACTAACTCCCAGGCCATACCGTTCCACTTGGCCATTCTGTTGTATATATCGTACCAAATACCCGTCCCTTTGGGTTTCCCTGGTTTTAGGGTTACGGCAAACTCAGGCAATGAGTTGGAGTCAACTCTCCACCCGTGGGGAACTTGTAAGTGGTTGTCAGAATTCACCACCGGAAACAAAGTCTAGTAGCTCCCAGTACCCCGTGGTGTAATTGTACGCAATTACATCCCCGGGTTGTGGTGACCTCTGGAAGTTTACATCGGCAAGATCGCGCAGCTTTCTGGTTGCCTCCAGATTGATAATGTATTGGCGGAGTTCGCTCGCAGTTTGTTTGTATGGGGTCGAGTCCGGGAACACCCCAAAGCTACTATGTTTTAACCCGTACAGACTACTGAGGTTATAGCTACATGCCGAACCCCCAGAGTCCGGCATGATAGTCAGAAGCCCTGCACCCCCTGGCTGAGCAGGGTTGAAGGGATCGTAGCCATAAGGTTGGTTCAGGGACATTGGTTATGGTCTGCTTCTACAGTGCTTTCAACTTTAGAACGTATCTTCCTCCTGTAACCCTCCGTCGTAAGTAGTCATATTCCCATCACTGTCTTCGACCACTACCACGTCGCCTTCGGCGGGCGTGGCGGCGGCCTGGGTGTCGGCAAACGAGGCTAGGTCCCTAGTCGTCTCTAGCTCATCAAACACCCGGTTGACAGCCAGCGTGCTATCTCCAATAATGGTCGGGTTTTGCCTCCCAAGATCTCCGCTAGGTTGCCTCACCGTCACTCCATCAATCACCACCGCACCCTTACGCTTGTAGGGGTTCCAGCGGTTGTTGGTTCCCCACCTCATCTCCCAGCGGGCCAGAGAGGTGTCTGTGAAAGCCCTATCGCGCTGAACACTGGACATGGTCATGGCACAAGCACTATTCCAGTAGCGGTAGGCCTCCTGCCACTTGAATCCAGACCCTGGAGATGACTTTGCTGCCCAGACATCCAGTTGCTTAAGGGCTGCTTCTGCCGCATCTACGACTTGTTGCCGGGGGCGCAACGTATCCAAATACCACCGGGCGATAGTAGCCTGAGTACGCCTATACGACCCCGCAATCAGGATTTTCCCCTGCGGAGGGGCTGTATCCATGTAGTTTGTGATCAGGGCCGCAGCGTCATTCAGAGCGAGTTGGATTCTCTCGTAGTTGACGGAGTTGGCCGTGGGGTCCTCAAGTCTGGATAGCTCCAAGGCCTCATTATACCCAAAGATGTCAATGAAGTAGTCTACTGTAGCCGGATTGCAGTTATTGGCTACGCCGTGACTATCTGGAGACGGGGTATATGGACTCATTGGTGAAATCTGCCTCTATACCGCTTTCAACTCAGTCCGGGTCGAATATCGCCTTGAGTCGCAAGTATTCTTTGTATTCGTCTGATTGTTTATCCTCTATGACTTTGTCATATTCAACACACATGCGACCAATAAAGGATTGAACATCCTCACCACCAACTCTCCCAGTCAGCTCAAGCAATACAATTTCATCAGATATTTCTGACCCGTGGGTGATATTGTAGTACTCTTCTACTGTGCTTGCCCCCTCCCTTGATATAATGTCCTCGATTGTGTCTTTTACTGACTGCTCAAGGTCGGGTTCTTCAATAATGTCCAGGTCCCCAATAGAGCCGCTAATCGTTGTCAATCCGTCCCCCAGTGTGTCTAGGAGAATTAGGTACCGGCGAGGGGAGGCCATTAGAGGGGAAAAACTACCCTCCACCCTAACATAAAAAAGCCCACCTCGGAGGGTGGGCCTGGATTTATTGAGCCGTACCTCAGTAGGTACCGACCGGGTTCAGGAACAGAGCACCAGCGCCGCAGCGGCCGGTCTCACCCATACCCACCAGCTCAAAGCTACGCTCAACAAGGATGTCACCAGTGAAGGTGCGACGCTCAATGTTGAAACGCTCGGGAGTAGCCACAGGATAACGGGACAGCGTATAGGTGTACGCAAAGGCCGGAGTACCGTAGTTAGCATCGAGAGCGGGGGTGAAACCATCAGTACTACCACTGGGGTGATAGAACAGGATGGCCACGTTGTTGTAGATGTTCTCCAGCTTATCAGTTTCCTGGTTAAGCTTGAGACGACGGGCCACACGGATTTCATCCAGGCCGAAGATCTGAGCCAGGCTCTTCTCGTCGACAAGGATACCACGCTGCATGAAGTCACGAATACGCTTGTTACGCTTCAGGGCGTTGAAGGAGTCCGGAGACAGCACAAGCTTATTCGGATAGCAACCAATCTGGCTACGCACCTGTTCCTTCATCGCATCCATGAGGACTTCGATGTCGGAGGTGGGGTTGTTGAACTGATCCGCACCACTGTTGTAAGTGGCGAGGTCGAGCACGTTACCACCTTCATACTGGGTGATGTCCAGAACCTTTTGGCTGACCTGCACTTCCCAGCTCTGCATCAGACGATTAGAAGCGTCTTTGGCAGCGAAGGCACGCAGATCGATAGCCGCAGCACCGTTCTTGGCCTCAGCAGCCACCTCTTCGGCAATTTCCCAGCTAATGGCTTCTTGACGAAGAGCAAAGTTGCGAGTACCGAACTCTTGGCTGATCTTCTGGATGTTGCTACCAGGAGAACGCAGGAAGGACTGCGCAGCGAACGCCTCCTTACCGAACACCAGAGTACGACCGGCACGGACATTCATGCTGACGGCAGGAGCGAAGAAAGTAGCAACGCCTTCAGCATTCTTATAGCCTTGCGCAATTTGCGTAAGGATGGGGTCAATTACCCTTACTTGATCGAGATTAAGCATCGTTAGTTACCTCAGGAACCAGCCTCATTACCGAGCTTCACTCGGACATACTGACCAGCACCCGCAGTGCTAATCACATCAAGAGCACGACCAACAACATTGCCAGTACCAGCAGTGCTGGAACCAAGACCGTTGCTGCCTGCGTACACAGGATCATCGACTGCGAAGGTGGAAGCAGAATCCACTTCGACAATCGCAACGCCCGTGGTCACAATGGACAGGAGCCCCTGGTAAGGGAACACGCCGGGCTTACGAGCAGTGGTGGAAGGATTGCTTTCACCCTCGTAAGTGCCGGGCCAGATGTAAGCCGTAGCGCCGCTGATCGCAGCAGCAGGAGCGGGGGAAACAGTCGCAGCAGTGTCGCTAGTCCGTGCCATGACACGGAACAGTTGGGCACCCACCTTGATGGTGTCGCCAACCTTCAGCTCAGGGTCAAAGTTGGTACCGGTACCGGTCACAACACCAGCGGTGCTGATGGCCAGGGTGCCGGTCAGAGCGGTCATGTCCGACTCAACCACGCTGTAGCCTTTGTCGGTCAGCTCACCTTGACCGTAAACCTTGTAGATGCTCAGACCAGCAGCATAGCCGCCACCGGAAGCATAAGCACCAGACCGCTTTACAAAGCGGTAGCGTTCAACACCATTAGCGAGAGCGGTTGCGTCGGTGACGGTAACGGTCTCTACATACTGGTGATCGAACGACATGTAGCGAGGATCTTTCGCCATGTATTCAAATCTCCGTAGGGAAAATTAGGGGGGACAAAAAAAAAGCTTTGACGGTATCGGTGTAACCAGAACAGATAGTCTTGCTATCTGCGGGGGGCAGAGCCCCCCTTGTTACACGTCAAGCTGTAAAGCTTTCAACTAAAATGATTCGGAAATGACAAGACGGACGGCGGACATGTAGTCCACACCGTTAGCCTCAGAGTACTCCACAGCCTTGGCGTGGATCTCCGCATTTCTCTCATCAAACACGTAGCCATCAGCAGCAGGCTTACCCACTTTTCTCTTCTTCGGGGGAGCGGATGCCTGCGTAGCCACTTCATTGAAGTTGACCATGGAGGGGAGATTTTCCAGCATGGACTTCATGAAGTCGAACTGGGAGGACTTGCCAGTCTCACTGAAGTTCACAGTGTTCTTGGCATTGAGGGTCTCCATGAATCTTACCAGGTCATTAGAGGGGATGACGGCCTCGGTGAGTTTGCCCTGGTCATAGAGCTTCTCACAGAAGTCACTAATCTCGCGCTGCCTCATCATCCGACGTTGAGCTGCCAGCTCTTCTTCAAGCTGAGCAACTCTTTCGGCCATGGGATCTTCTTCAGAGAAGGAGACAGAGTCCGACTCGTCTTCGGAATAGCCCATGTAGCCCTCGCCCATGTCCGACTCATTGCCGGAATTGGCAAGTTGATACAGGGCCATGATGAGCTGCTCTTCGGTGTACTTGGATGCGAGATCAGAGGCCACCGCTTCGTCGTCGTCACCGGACACATCATCTACATCCATGTCATCTTGCTCGCCCTCCATCCCATCCGGACCCTCGCCGCTGGGAGGAATCGGATCGCCTTCGCCACCATCCTCATCGCCCATTTCCTTGCCATCTGGACCCTCAACCATGTCCATTCTCTGCAGGGAAGGGTCGGCCATGCCCGGAACAGGTGCGCCGGGTAGACCATCGTCCGCATACTGAGCCGCATAGGGCGCAGCAGGACCGGAATTTTGGCTCTCAAAGCCAGTTTCCTCGACCACGGTGGGTTCGGTGTCCGCCTCGGTCTTCAGCCCATTAATGTTCACATTAATGGTCATGCCTTTCCCGTCAGCGTGATCGACAACCTGAGGAGAGGCTTCGGTTTTTCTTTTTGCCATAGTAGGTAGAGTTTCTTGAAATGAGATAGAAGACTCCCTTGAAGTAATTGTTATCGAACCTTCAGGGATAAGTTCGGAAAAAGCCGTTAAGCCTTTCACCGCAGGTATGGACACAAGTCCAAGATGACGCAGATGCAAAGACCCGGGAACGGGATTGGTATCGGCATCAGGTAAGTAGAACGAGCTACTTACCTTTTTGAAAACACCGTCTCTAATTAGGCGCTCGGCCTTGGGGGTAAGCTCGATCTTACCCCACAAGGATTTGCCCTTGCGCCACACTTCTCTCACCCAGCCCAGAGCAGGAGTGGAATCATCCTGCTCATGGCCGATGATGAGCGGTGCTTCGTGCTTAGACGGGTTGTAGCTATTGACGACCTGATCCAGATCCTCTTCACTAAAAACCATCTTTTGCCCCGCTGAACTAATCTGCGGACCAGCTTTGAACATCTCGATGTACACAGCACGTTTGGGCTGGGCCTCAGTGAGAGGCCCATTCCCATTTAGGATGATTTCCTGTGAGGCTGGTTTCCGGAATCGTCTTGCCATTGTTCCTAATTATACCAGATTAGTTGCATTGAGGAATGAACTAAACCTCTCCTCATTCCGGCTGAAAGAGTCACTGATTAGGGACACTTGACCCAGAGGAGTTCTGGCGATGGTCACAGCAAGTCTTTCCAGGGTCGGGCTGGTAGCCACATACACATCGAGACGAACCGTGCCCTGCTCAAGGAGGGTGTCAGTGTTGTTGTCACTGTCACACTTGGCCAGGTAAGCTTGTTCGGGACGATTCCCGTACAGAGCACCTTGACGGTAGAACTGATTGAGAACCTGGGAAGCAATGGCTTTGACGCGGGAGTAAACCGTGTTGGAGCTATCAATACCCTCGAACAGGATGTCATCAAAGCTTCTATTCATTACGTCGATGAGGACGTTCAGAATGACGCGAGTGTTGACAAACCGGAACAGAGGAGAGCTGGACAGAGTCCGAGAACCCCAGACCACAATCCCCCTGTTGGGGAGAGATCTGATTGGGTTCAGGCCCAGGGCATAGGTGACTTCCTGTTGCTGAGCAGTGATGTTGAATTTCAGACCATTTGCACCTCTGAGCGGGTAGCGAGAACCAGCAGGAGGCTGCTGGAAACCCTCATTGATGTAGCGACCGCAAGCAATGCCGGCAACAAAGGGGCTGGCCGGAACGAAACGATCGGAGCTATTCTTGATGTAGGGGGCGAAGAAAGCCGCATTACCAAAGAACACACCGACAGTTTTCTTGATCAGAGCCAGTTCTTCCTGAGCCTGGGACAGATTTTCGACATCTCCGCCACAGTCAATCAGGGCAACGTGCTGGGTGTTGCTAATGCCCTCAGTCGAACCAAAACGTCCTTCTGCGGCGGCGACCAGAGCCTGAGTAATCTTCAGCCTTTCGGACATGGCTTCAGATCTGCTGGCCAGATCAGAACCGGCCTGGTAGGACAGTTCCTTGTAAGCCTCAGGGGCCATCAGGAATCCGGGAGCGTAGTACTCATCTCCCATAGCCTTTTCAATGGCATAGACAAAGTCTTGCGACTTAGCACTAGATACCAGTTTGTACTGGCCATACCCAGCTTGCTCCAGGGAAGAGGTGAGCTTGACCACTCTGGAGTCCAGAAGACCACTGCGATCGGTACCGGTCAGAACAGGGCTGATAAGGCCGTTCTTGGAGGTAATGCGGACTCTGAGCACATAGTCAAAAGACTTAAACCCGTTGGCCAGAGACTTATCCAGATATGCAGTAGATCCTGCAGTCACAGTCACGTTGGCCGGAGTGACCACCGCAGCAGTGTTGGAAGTTCTGGCAGTGACGGTAAAACGAGTTCCATTGGCAACAATGACATCACCCACACCGATTTCGCTCAGGAACGCAGTACCGGTACCGGTCACCGTACCTCCGCTAATGGCCAGGGTTCCGCTAAGGGCAATGTCACCAATATCCGGACGGGTGAAAGGCGCACCAGCAGCAGAGATCAGGTTGGAGACGGCATAGCCGTTGTTCGGCGCATAGTTAGTTCCGGAGTAGTTAGAACCGGTAGCCACAGCTTCAACTGTGTAATACTGGGCCAGATCTTTTTCTTCGAGGATGGCTTGGATTTCGTCCCTAAGACCTTCAGCAAGCTCATCAGGATTGGCTCCATTGACCACAATGGCGCGGTTTTCACCAGCGACACTGACATAGAACACCTGGACTGAGTCGGGCAGGTAACCGGTCCGGGTAATGCTATCCCCGCTAACCGTAACCGTACCCGTAGGAACTACTGAGTTCAGACCGGAGACCAGTTTGGAGAAGGAGGTCGTACCAAGATTGTACTCCCAATACGCAGCGTCGGAATCTGCCCACTTATCTCCAGAACCCACACCAGAGCTAAAATCTTTGCTCACAGCAATGACTTTGTCATCGGGAATAGCTGAAGCGCCACTGTAGCTACCGTTGGCAATCAGGTAGGCCTTGAGGATGTCTGACTGATCGGTAGTCGGATCGTAAGTTCCGGCGCTAGCAGCATTAGCTGCTTGGATAAACAGACTGAGAGACGAACCATCCACGTACATAATCTCTTCCCCATTGGAGAGGAAACGAGACTTGCACCGGAAGTTTACCTCTTTGACCGAGGTAAAGAGCTTGACAATAGACGAAGTGTCCAGGTTGAGGGGGGTGGTAAAGCCCGTATCGCTGAACTGATAGGCCACAAAGCGGTCAACCTCGGGCAGCACTGTGCTGTCCTTGGAGAAAATGCGGAACTTACCCTGAGTTGCCTCAGTAGCAGTCTGCTCAATTCTGTAGAAATCGCTAAAGCCGTCAGAGTCGGGTCCGGACAAGTAGTTGTACAGATCCCGAGCGTTATCCACTGCGTCAATGGCAGTCGTAGTGATAACTTTGATCTCATCTCCGTCAACATCGGGGACGTTGATTGGAGTACCAAAGTACCGGCCATTGATCTTAATAGCAAAAGCGTTATAGCCACTTCCGGCTGCGCTTGCGCTCAGATCAATGACAGTTTCAGGGGTGGGAGTTACACGACCGAAATAAAGAATTCCGTTCACACCCACATTGTCAAAGAATGCCTTGACTGAGTCGTAGGTGGCCAGAGCCCCCGTACTACCGGTGGGAAGCACACCACCGATACGGTTAAGAAAATCCTGAGCCGAACCGACCTGAGTCAGTTTATACGGCAGGTAAGATGAATAGATGCCTTCCGCATCGCCTTCGTAGTATTCATCGGCTGGAGTAGTACCGAACAAATACCCCACTGCATGGCTTGCGATAGGCTGTGGCAGCCCGCCACTAACCGACTGGGCCACAAAGACTCCAGGACGATTAATGGCCGAGGCATTAATGGTGACTTGATTAGCCAAGGTTGCTCTCCATAAATGTACAGACCTCTCGTACAGCTTTCAACGAAGAGCGGGTGGTTTTACGAACCAAGGGTGGAATATAGGTCGAACAGCTTAGTCATAAGCCAATCAGAGCATTGCTGATCGCCGCATTTGCTATCCCCTAGCATCTTTACCGTCCTCCGTAAAAGCCTACTAAAGTCCTCCGGTCCTATAATTCTCGACGTGACAACTACGAACCGATTAAGCTCTACAATGCTCTGGTTCGTAGAAATCTGACAGAGAATAACCATTAGGGAGAGCAACTCTTGATGAGTTGCCTCGCTACTGAACCTCTGAGCTGTTGACGGCTGCGGGGGTGTTGAGTTGGTCAATTGCTTCCTTGTGAATCTGACACATTGCTACGAATTTTGACATGGGAACATGCTCCATCGCATCGAGATTCTGGAAAGACCCGTTTTGAATTGAGAAGCATTGCCTTAGCCAGTTCTCTTTGCTAATGTAGTTTTTAAGGATGTGGGTAGTCACCTCCTCATACAGCTTTCCGATAATTTTTGGCGTAAATCGGTAGAAGTTTGCCCCGGAGTTTGTACAGAGGAGGGAAAGAATGTCAATGACATGACTTGATTCTACCCTGTCGCTGTCTTTGGACAGGATTAGGTCGAGCAGTTCTAGGTCTTTTCCTGTTATGTCTCTAAATGACACTGATCGACCCTCCCCGTCCAGACAGCTAATGGTGTAGTTGTGGTTAATCCTCGTCTGTATTGCTTTTGTCCTCCTCCGAGTCCTCCTGATCATTCCCCAAAAGACCCCTCATCGTCTCCCCCAAAGCCCTGATTTGTTTTGCCCGGAGCTTCCTGGCATCCTTTAAGGTGAGCTTTCGACCACCTTCTGTGGGCATGTGAAGGATGCAGATAGTCTTCAGGGTCGCATCGATCTCATTGAGATCCTTATCCTTGGAGATTTTGTCGATTTCAATCAGGTCCTCCGCACTGGGCTCATGGAGGGAGAGGAATTTCCCCGGTGCGATCTCCACATTAATCACCTCGGGGGAGCCGAAGTCGAAATCAAGAGGGGCTTCCGCAAGACTTTCAATATCTCGCAGGGATTTGTTGGAAAGTGCCATGGCCTTACTACGTACCTACTCCATGCCTTAAACCTATTTTGGCTACTTTGAGAAAAAGTTGAAAGCTGTTTAGAATCTGGACGAGATGGCTGTCTCAAATAACCCGTTTCAGAATTGGGAAAGACAGAGGGATTCTTCTGACTACAGGTCAAGAGAAACCCAAATGAGTTCTTTGACTCGTCAGATGATGAAAAGACCGGAGTACTTGAGGGAGATTAACCGGGTTAATCCTGGTCCGTTGAGAAATACCCGGGCGAAAAATGCTGATCTGTTTGGTCCATACCCTGAAAGAGTCAACAACCAGGACTTGTGGGGTTGGCAACCATGGGCTGAGAAGGGGTATTACCTAGTCGGTTCAGATCTGTCTTCCAATCTTCTCGAAGAGTCAGATGTGGCAATCGGAGGTCTGGTTATTGACGATCAGCCGGTTCAGGTTGAAGTGAGCCCTGATACTGTGATAATTAACACAACCTTTAAGGGGTACAATCATGTTCAGTCTACTCCTTCCGCGGAATGGGTTATCAACCACAATCTAGGATTCTATCCTTCGGTCGAACTCCTTAACAGTGACAATGCTGAGATGGAGGGATATGTTGATCACATCTCCATAGCCACCCTCCGCGTTCTGTTTAACATTCCTGTGTCTGGGAGGGCAAGACTGATCTAATGGAAACCAGGTTAATCAATACCGATCTGACTTTTGCGGGAGTCAGCAGAATAAAAAATCTTCCGGAAGCAGTTGATGACTCCGAACCTGTCACCCTCTCTCAGTTGAAAGCTCTAGAGGAAAGACAGTCCGTTATCGACTACGAAGAAGCGGTGAATGGAAGTATCCCTGTCTACAGCCAGCTAAATGGGAAGTTCATCGCCAATGAGCTTAACACCAAACTCACTCTAACTGACGGAGGAAACTTTTAAAAAATGGCTAACGTTATCAGAATTAAGCGCAGTACTACGACTGCAGTACCAACCAGTCTTCAGAATGCTGAGGTTGCTTACTCTGAGCTTAGTGAAAAACTGTTCTATGGTGTTGGAACTGGAGGTGAGGGAGGTACTGCTACTACAATCGTAGCTATTGGTGGTCCGGGTGCATACACAACTCTCGACACTACCCAGACTATCTCTGGGGCTAAAACATTTACTGGTACTGTATCCCTCGGTAGCTCGGCCACAGCAGTAACTAAGTCTCCTGGCAATAATAGTACGGCAGTGGCTACTACTGCCTATGTGGACGCTGCGGTTTCCGGTTCTTCCACAGACCTGAATGTGGCTGGGGACAGCGGTTCGACAGTAGTTATTGATCCTACTACGGAAACCCTCGGTATTCTGGGCGGGACTGGCCTGAGTAGCGTTGGTTCGGGAAATAACATCACAATCAATCTAGACAACACCGCAGTTACTGCGGGGAGTTATGGTTCAGCAACGGCAATTCCAACCTTTACTGTTGATGCTCAGGGACGTCTTACCGCTGCTGGAACTGCGAGCATTTCCACTACTCTTAACACTGCTGGAGATAGCGGCACAGGTTCTGTTGCTCTCGGTACCCAGTCCCTAACTATTTCCGGTGGAACTGGACTGACTGCTACTGCTAGCAACCAGTCTGTAACCCTTAACCTAGACAATACCACCGTCACTGCCGCGAGTTACGGTTCGGCAAGCTCGGTCGCAACCTTTACTGTCGACGCTCAGGGGCGTTTAACCGCAGCGTCAAGTACGACTATTAGTATTACCCACGAACAAGTTTCAGATTTTGACACGGGTGTTCAACAAAACAGACTGGATCAACTGACTGCCCCAAACACCGCAGTCAGCTTCAATGGCCAAAAGATCACCAACCTTGGCACCCCCACGGAGTCAAACGACGCTGCGAATAAGGCCTATGTAGACAATGCGATTAGCGGCCTGACTTGGAAAGAGTCTGTCAACCTTCTCGCTGCTACGAACGTCTCTCTGACTGGGACAGACGGTACTTTGGCTATTGATGGCCATGCCGCACTTACCTCAGCAGAAGTTGGATATAGAATCCTGCTCATCGCTCAGACTACTTCGAGCGAGAACGGCATCTATGACTACACGGTTACGGGTGGCAACTATACACTTGTCCGGTCTTCTGACGCCAATACCTACCAAGAGCTGATCGGAGCTGCGGTATTTATCAAAGAGGGCACCCTGTATGCCAGTACAGGTTGGCTGCAATCTGACCACTACATTACAAGTTTCTCCGGTCAGGATTGGGTTCAGTTCTCTGGTGCGGGGGCCTATACCGCTGGAGCCGGTCTGAGCAGCACCGGTACAACCTTCAATGTCGGCACGGCAAGTACGTCAAGAATTGTCGTAAATGCTGACAATATCGATCTTGCTACGGTTGGGACAGCAGGGACCTATCAATCCGTATCTGTTGACGCATACGGTCGTGTCACCGCTGGCACTAATCCTACTACGCTTTCGGGCTATGGCATTACCGATGCCCAACCCCTAGATGCAACTCTGACCGCTCTTGCCGGAGTAACAACCAGCGCGGATAAGATCATCTATGCAACTGCAGCGGATACCTTTACCACTGCAACCCTTACCTCTTTCGCCCGAACTCTGATCGACGATGCCGATCAAGCTTCTGCTAGATCGACGCTGGGCTTGGTAATTGGCACTGATGTCCAGGCTTACGATGCTGATCTGGCAACGCTTGCCGGAATGCAGACCGGAGCGGCCTCCGCACTCGCCCTTCTCACCGCTACGGAGATTGGGATTCTCGATGGGGCACTGATTACTACTGCTGAGCTGAACATCATTGACGGAAGCACGTCGGCCACAGCTACTACTTTGGCAACCACTGACAGAATGGTGATCAATGACGGGGGGACGATGGTTCAGGTGGCTCTTAGCGACTTGGTCACATTTTTGGAGAATGGCTCTGTGTCAGGTTTTGATATTGACGGGGGATCCTTCTAATGCCAAGGAATCACAAGATCACAATCCGTAAGGGGTCGACCACCCCTAACCCTGCGGATTTTGTTGAATCTGAGCCAGCTTGGGACAGCACCAACAAGAAACTTTATGTAAAAGCTGCGGACGGGTCGATGGCGGAAGTAGGGGCGGGTAGTGGAACTACTTCCACCGCTTCCTATTCACGAATAATTGCACTGAGTTGAGACATGGCTGAAACCTTTAACAGGGCGTCCGTAGCTCTTTCCAGTACGAGTATTACTGACGTATATCAAGCACCCAATGCTGCGTCAACCGATCGCGCCATTGTTATGAGCTGTCTCGTGGCGAATGTTGACGGCACAGCTCCTTGTAACATTACTCTCGACATCACCAACAGCAGCAACACTGCCATAGCAAAGATTGCTAGTACGATTGCGGTTCCACCCGATGCCTCTCTTGAGGTAATCCCAAACAAGTTGGTCTTGAAACAGGGGGAGAAAATTAGGGCGACAGCAAGTGCTGGTGGGGATCTGGAAGTAACAGTTAGCGCACTGGAGATTACCTGATGAGTCCGCAAGGTGGCGTGATTGGGGTGAATAACGCCCCTACCCTTACTGTTGCATCTGGTGTTTGGCGACTTAGCGAGGCATTGGAGGCGATAAGGGCCAACGAGTGGCCCGGAGGGCCGTTTCTTGTTGATGTTCTCGTTGCTGCGGGTGGTGGTGGCGGTGGTCGCGGGAACAGCGGCACTGGAGGTGGTGGAGGCGCTGGCGGCCTTGTTTTTGGCCACGGGCTTGAGCTTACTCCAGGCACTGCCTATACCATTACGATTGGCGGCGGTGGAGCGGCGGGAGGCACCACTGGAGTTGCTGGTTCAGATGGCAGCAATTCAAGTGCGTTGGGGCTGACGGCTACTGGGGGAGGTGGTGGTGGCGCGTCCTCTACAACTCCACCAAAAGCTGGCGGCTCTGGCGGTGGTGGCTGGGCTCAAAGCACCGCTGATACCTCATCGGTGGGCGCAGCCGGAACCAGTGGACAGGGAAACAGTGGTGGAGCTGGTTGGAATTCCACTACGGACGCTACAAACGGTGGCGGTGGTGGTGGCGGGTACAGCTCTGCTGGGGGGGATGCTTCCTCGTCGGGGTCTGGCAATGGCGGCTCGGGCTATGACACTGCCAATTTCGATGGTGGCACCTCTACGTTTATTTGTGGAGGTGGAGCTGGTGGTGCCGATGGCATCACATTGGGCACTGGCGGTAGTGGCGTAGGTGGTGGCAGTGGCAATAACAATGCAACGGCGACTAGGGGATCGGGTGGCAGTGGGGCCAGAAACGGAAACCAGGCTGGCTCAGGATCAGGCGGTCGCTGCGTTATTCGCTACAGGGGAAGTCAGCGGGCCACAGGCGGAACCATTGTCAATGTCTTTTTCAATGGGGCGTACTACACTGTTCACACATTCACCGCAACTGGAACCTTTACCGTCAACTCCTAATGGCACACTTTGCAGAACTTGACCAGAACAGCAAGGTTGTTCGCATTTTAACCGTTGACAACAACGACTTGCTCGCGGGAGACGGGCAGGAGCACGAAGAGATTGGCGTGGCTTTCCTGCAGGGAATCTTTGGCAGCGATACCCGCTGGGTGCAAACAAGTTACAACTCAAACTTCAGAGGGAAGTACGCCGCTATCGGGGATGTCTATGACGAGATCCTTGATGTATTTTCGTCTCCAGTGGCAACTCGTGCGCGTGATGAGCAGGGGAGATTCGTTGGAGACGACCCCAGCACCCCTGAAAATGAGGCCTGGGTCGGAGGGATAGCCCCCGGAGGGTAAAATTGCGTTGATAGGCTAAATAGGAACCCAACTCCCCATGCTTTGGACAAGACTAGCGGCCTCGACATCGGTTAAATCTACGCCAACCTATGTGGGTATGAGGGCTACTTACCCCTCAGTATCTGGTAAAAATCTGACTATTACCTACCCCGTTGGCACTCAGCAAGGAGACCTTTTAATCGCTGTGGTCTTTGGAGGGGGTAATAACCCGAACGGCTGGACACAAGCTAGTTGGACTTGGGCAATAAACGAATCTAACCCTCCAGGGCTAGGTATTGCTTACAAAATCGCAGCTCCGGGGGAGACATCTTCCACCTCTGTAATTTTTTCTACGACTAACAACGCCAACCTTTGCGGAATTATCATGGCTTTTAGGGGGGCTGCTTGGGGAGTAACAGGTACTGTAAATAGAAACGCATACAGGGCATTATCTATCACCACTGCAGATTCCGACAGTATTCTACTGGGAGCTTGGGGGCTTGATATTTCTCAATCTCCCCCATTGTCTTGGATCTCCCCTTCGGGTATGACTGAAGTTGTGTCCTACGGGGGAACGACCCGGCCCCTCTTCGCTGTATATAGGCAGAACGTAGGTGCTGGGGCTACTGGTGATAGATTAGCTGGAACTAGCACTGGTTCTACCAGCTCAAATAGGCAGTGTGTCCTTTTCTCAATCAAACCCTCTTAACAAATGACCCTCTACGCCAGAGTCGAAGACAACACTATAGTTGAGTATCCCTATGATTTGGACAATCTTCGGAGATATATCAGCATGCCCTTTGAGCCCAGTGCTGAACTCCTGGCTGAGCACGGGGTGATTCTCGTAGAAGAGACACCTCGCCCCCAAACTGACTACACTCAGAACGTAATCGAACTCGATCCGGAAAATGTAGATGGAGCTTGGTTGCAGGCCTGGGGAATAGTCGCGGCGAGCAAAAAAGAAGTGGATGCTCGGGTGTCAGAGCAAATCTCCAAGGTAAAATCCCAAAGAAACTTCCTATTGCAGGAATCGGACTGGACTCAGCTTCCGGACTCCCCTGTGGACAAAGAACTCTGGGCTGCCTATAGAAAGAACCTGCGTGAGATCGAACTCCAGGTGTTCTATCCCTGGGAGGTGGAGTGGCCAACCCCTCCGGGCACCTAAATCTGCTAAGATTTAGGCATGGAAGAAGCCCCTTGGTGGTCTTTAGACGAAAGACCCTCAGCATTACCCCCATCCCATGCCCTTTTTAGAAATGAGATAAGTCTTGGGGGGCGAATTGTTAAGTTCAAACACGGCTCAAAGCCCCCGTCCACCCTCCTCACCCCTAATGCGAAGAAACAGATGGTGTGGTATGAGCCTCCGGGGGAAGAACCCTCCCTGTATTGGTGTAATGAGCGCGGAGAGTGGTTTGAAGTCCTCTTCAGCCCAACACCCTATCCATTTCCCCTCCCTGAAGGTGAAAGCATCTAGAACCTACGGTGCAAAATGTCCCTTCTCACTCCCGACTACCGCTACGACCTTATCCAAGTTGTTAGAGTTATCGACGGAGATACTATCGAACTCGTAGTCGGCAAGGACGTGGGGTTTAACCTAAAGCCCACCTGGAAAATCCGTATTAGGATAGAAGGGATCAATTGCCCCGAGATGTATGGAGCTACCCGTCTGGCTGGAGTCAGCGCAGCACAATACACTTCGGTCTGGTTGTCCTCCGAGCCCTGCATTGTCCAAACCACCGGCCTTACCACCTTTGAGAGGTGGGTGGCCGATGTCTATCGTGCAAATGGGGAAAAGCTATCGGATGCCCTGGTTAATTCCGGCCATGCCGTCCGCTCCACAAAGTAGGGTTGAAAGCTTTCTAGAGGCGACATAGCCGTTATGAACCCCCATGGACCCGGAAACTTCACAAAGTCTCAACTTGCTGCCTGGCACGAATGGGCAAGAAGAAACTCAACCCGAAGAGAAGCCCCAAGTCTCTCCGAAGAAGCCCCAAAAGCACCGCCGCAGCAAGCCGGCTTCAGAATCAGAGCATCAGGCTGCAGAAGTTGTGGTCGAATCCGCTAAGCCAGCCGTGCAACTCTCCCCCGAAGACCTAAAACTAGCCATTCAAATGAATAAGCACATTATGGGGGTGTTGGGATTGGACAAGAAATCCCGGTCTTTCCGTGTTTAACACCGAAGAGGAAAAACACGTACTTACTGAGTGTCTTAGACGGAGTGGCAACGTCAAGGATGCCATAGACTCTATTGACCGTGTTCTGGCGAAGGGCACACCCTTCGCATTGTACATCGCCACACTGGATAAGTCAAATTGCATGTGGATATTCGATGAGAATACTCTGTATGAGATGTTGGGGGGTGTAGACATTCACAAAAAGACCTTCTCCTCTATCTTTGAGGAGGAGTGGGAGCGCGAGTCTGGAGTGCTGCTCTATGTCATGAGAAAAGTGGGACCGATCGTAGCAGTCAGATTGACTAAAAAATTTCTGACCGATGTCAGAAACTCTCTAGAGCTTAATATACCGTAGGGTTACGTTAATCCTATTGGATGATTGGCTGATATTCCTAACTCTGATATTTACTCCCCTGCTTGCCCCATACCCGATAATAGCCGGAGCGAATACGATGGTCAATCCCCCCGTACCCGTAACAACATCAGTAATCAAGCCGGGCACAGTTCCTTGCACTTCAGTTCTAAGATCGTTTTCTCTTGCTTCGGGGGAGATGTAGAAGCTAACCCAGGAGGGAACGTCAGTGGAAACGCTTAGAATGGCGTAGTAGTTCCAAGCATCAATAGAAAGGTCTGAGCTTTGTCCCGCAGTGATGATTGGGGTGAGTACGCTAGACGTAAGTTCTTGTTTAATTACGCCTGAGGAAGACAGGGTAGATTCAACTTCGGATAGCTTTAACGACAAAGATTGTATCTCTAGGGTATTGCTAGACAAGGAACTTTGTACGTCTGTCAGCGAGGTCGTCAATGATGTAATTTGCTGACTTAGTCCCTCTACAGCCTCATTCCCCCTCTCTCTATAGACTTGAACATCAGTTTCCAAGGACTCAAACGCCCCTTCTAAATTAGTGAAGGAATCTGCGACTGATTCGGACAGGGCAGCTTGAGCCGAAGCCACCGCAGTGGAGAAGATCTTCAGGTCCCTGATCTTGGCATAGGTTCTATCGGCTGTCCTGACATTAAGAACCCCTGTTTCCGTAAGGGGATCTGTACACTCAGCTAGAGAAGCCCCTAGTCTAAGACCGCTCTTGACTCCCCTCCCGTCTTCGACAAAAAAAGTCAGATTATCGACAAATCCGTCCTGGGCCAGTACCTCCCCAGTGCTAGAAATTTCCTGCCGGGCTACGTTTAACAAGCCACCGGCATAATCTTCAAGAAACCTGGTCCGGAGATCGGCCATACTCTATTCTGTTCGCTATCTTGCTTTCAACGTAAAATGCGTAGAGAGCGGGAGGAATGACCTCAGTCGGAGGGTTGACATCCCACTTAACAATCCAGTTGTTACAGAGTAGCATTCGGATCTTAGAGGCTATCTTCCTATTGGACCAGTCAATAGGGTTTCCCCTCAGATCCAGCAAGGTACTATGTGTTTTCCGGAACATTCCCGCTCCTCTATCATTAGCACTGGAGGTGATAGTCGGACGGAAGTCCCTGAGTAATTGCTCCAGAGAAGAGGTGGATAGGTTGCAATCCTTCGCATTCAGCTCCATTATCTCCTTGTTCTCCCCCATACTGATATGCTGCAGAGAGGTACAGCCGGATAAATTGAGTTTTTTCAGCTCGGGGGTGCAGTGTATGTAGAGGTGGGTAAGCTTTCCATTCCCCTCCAGGTTAAGCTCCTCCAGCTTAGCCCTGGGTACACTGAAGTTTGCATAGACCAGGGAGTTTCTTTGAAGGTTTACTGACCGGATGAGGGGATCGATGCACAGGCCGGCTTGAGGATCGATCCAATGATCGTCCCATGTCAGTAATTGCTGGTTGGTGAGCTTTAAAGTGTCTATGTTTTCTCCGGTGACCTCCACATCCATCCTATAGGAGTCTACAAGTTCTTTTCTAAGGAAGGCCCTATAGACAGAGTCTCCCCTAATATGATTGAACTCCTGCCCCGACCCAAAATCGAGCGAGTTTACCTGGCCTTCAGTTTTAAAAAAAGTTTGGATGGTTTTCATCGGATTATCCTACCCCCCTGAAGAGTTGTGGGGCAGAAGGGCAGACTGTACTTGCCCAGATAGGGTGGCCTGAATTTTTTACACTTTAGCAAGGACATGCAGGCTCCGTACTCAAAAGGATCGGATAAGGACGCACATAGCATCTCCGTGGTTTTTAGCAAACCCTGTCTACTAGACTTATTCAGTCCGTACTGGGTAAAGTAATACTCTGGGGAGGACGAGGGAACGGAGTTGTTGGTAGTACTGGGGGTAAGTGTTTGCCCCAAAGGCCTGTCTACCATTACCGAGGGATTATCCACCCCGGGCAATAGGGATTGACCGTATCCGTCCTCTGGAAGTGAAGACTTATTGTAACCATTCTTCGTCTTACACAAGCTGTCCTCATCATACTCACAATTCGTCCCTCCAAATTTCTTGCAGGAACTTGTAGGACTGAACGGAGAACCTGAGGTGATAAGGGGAGAGGCCGATGGGCTAACCTCATACTTCACACTGTATTCGGACAGTGGAACAACGTTAGAAGTTTGTTCTGGGAGTTCAATGCCCGGGGTAACTCCTCCCGTAACTACTCCAGATGCCAAGAGGTTCTCTACTGACATTCTGATCAGTCCACTCCCCGTAGTAGACTCCCCTACCGTTCTTGAGAACACCCCCAGGCTTTGACCTAACGGTGCGATTATAGAAGCCTCTTCGGGGGTTAGGGAGTTGGTCATTCTAACCCCATTGGGTAGACGAGAGTTACCAATTCCCGGGGGATCTACAGGAAGGGGGTCAACAACAGTCTGTCCGGTTATCAGGGCGATAATGGCCTCAAAAGACTTATTTTGAGCGGTAATTAGGGGGTCGTTGTAAGTCGTAACAGGAGGTCTTTCCCCTGAACTTTTCCTGAAAATCAGATAGGCCAGGTCTAGCCTCTCAGACAGAGTATCCATTGTAGATACCGTGCGCAAAATTGGTTCAAACTCTTCCGCTCTTTTATTGATCAGTTGCCCTGAGTTCCTATAGTCGGACAGGCTGTACAGAATACCCAGCAGATTACACTGCCGAAGAACAGTCGTTAGACTTCCCCCTCTAACACCGTCCATGAGTTGTCCGAGTGGAGAAGTAGGGGAGGGTTGATTCAAAATAGAGTTTAGTTCCTCCGGAATAATTCCCTCTACTTTGTCATACAGTCCTGTTAAATCTTCAATGGCATTTCCCGAGGACTTGGAGATAAGTTCATTCCAAAGCGGTCTACCAAACTCATAGTCAGAGTTATCTGAGACTACCATCTGGGCGGCTACTCCGCTAAGGAGGAAGATCTGGTCCTTGTTCTTGATTACTGAGGGTTCGCCTCTTTGGATCAGGTATGTGATGGAGTCAAAGAGGTTTAGATTATTTTTGGAGAGGATGGAGTTTACCCTAATAAGCTCTGAGGGATTTATGGCGTAGGTCAGTGTGACCAAGTATCCAATCAGCTTAGCATACTTACTTCCTACGACCCTTGATGCTGTAGATCTCCCCTTCTCCAGGAAACTTAACAGTCTGAGGAGGGAGGTGGACTCATCCACCCCGTAAAGGTAGTTGATATACTGATCAATAGACTCTTGCCCACCAAACTCATAAATGAGCTTGGCCAGTTCAAAAGCCCTGAAGAAGGAGATAATATCCGCAGAGGTTGTTATTGGGCTGAATTTACTAAGCAGATCGGAAAAGTTCTGAGAGGTCATTATGCCCTCAACCTCATCCTTTGTAAATCCCAACTGTATTAGCCTCTTAGATGCCTTTTCCTTACTCGGAGTGTGTATCTTAAGTTCTAAGGATGCCACAATTCCATTTTTGTCAAACCCAGCAGACTTTACTGAGGAAGACAGGGTCTGAATGGATTGGGACAGGGTGGCTATTTGTTGGAAGAACAGCCCAAGATCTGGCTCTTCCATGGTCAGAGAATAGAGCTTCTTATAGGAGCTTAGCAGGTTGTAAATGCTCCCGGTCAATCCCTCCCTCCTACCCCTCATGGACATGGAGGGAGGAAAGATTTCCTGAAGAATACCGTAGATATAGCTAACGTCTCCTATACCAGACGGGGGCCTGTTAAGTATGGAGTTGATAGAGTCTCCCAACTTAAGGCACTGCTCGTAGATTGACTCCAGAACTAGAGCCCCAAAGCTGACTCCAAAACCTTCCGGAGCCCCAAATCTTTCCCTAATCCCACCCAAAAACTTACTGGAAACAGGCTGAGATAAAGACTCTGATTGATTGGCTGAGCGGGTCTTGTAGATAGGTTCGAGAAATTTCAGGCCAAAGATCCCGCCCTTTCTACTCTTCTCCCCGTATATCGACTCAAAGTTCCCAAAGTTCTCATTAAGAGAACCCATTGACAGTACTTTGCCGTAGGACATTGCCAGCAAATACTCATAGAACACTGCTTGGTAGTCCAGAGACCCGGCATGGGAGCCCTGATAGCCGGCTATGTCCGTGGCTTTGGATAAAATATCGATTGAAGAGTCGTAGATCTTTTTACCCTCTCCGGCAAATGTAGCAGTTAAGAGGTCAAGGTTTATTTCCTCAGGGCTAGGGATTTTTACGTAGGAATCCGATATGACGCTATTTATGTCAAACGCTGCGGAGAAAACTCTTTGGCGTTGCGTCAGTACCTTTTCTTCAAAAACGGATTGAAAGCTAGTCTTGAGTCTTTTTGGGTAGGTCAGGGAGAATTCTTCCTCGTCTCTATTCTTGACAAGCAATCTTGAGTCTGTCCTGCCCAGGTTTACCTGGAGTGTTGACTCCCCATACTCCTCCAGTCTACCCAACAAGCCCGTAACATCATCCTGAGCGAGAAGGGCTACGTCCCTCAAAGACTCAAAGATCAGATTCCCATACCTTTCAAATGTCTTTACGGCATCGGGGTTTTCTACATTGTTCTTCTTAACCTCCTTATCAATACCCACCCAGACAAGTTCAAAGAGCCTCAGTAAAGTCTTAGTGTCGTGTCCAAAGTAAAACACCAGGGCAAGTATTTCCCCCTTAAACTCACTAATGCTAATTGACTCATTGGATTCTATTCTATTGGATATTCTAACAAGAAGATCTACAGCCACCCTGTAGAACTCTTCCCTCTCCCCCTCTGTCTTAAAGAGTAGATAGGAGTCTACGACCGATGAGACAATCGGTACTGCCCTCTCCCTGATAAGCCTTTCAGTATTCACAAAAAGATCTGCCCCTACTTATCATTTCAACGGAAAGGAGTTGAAGGCACAGTATCCCCCATACCACCCATGGTCAAAATCGCCATTTTTTACGACGAAAAGGTTTTGGAAGACAAGGACATGTCTACCCTAAAGTCCATCCTTCTCTCCGAACTCGGCTCGGTCGAAGGACTTGACGTGGTCGAACTCTGCGCGGACAGGGCCTCAGCCCCTCCTGAGGCCCTCCAGAGCTACTCCCTGGCGATCTTCTGCGGGTACAGCCTCCACCTCCTCTCAGCCCTGTTCGCGGCCATGGCGCAGGGGATTCCTGTGCTATTGTATGACTTGCCCGGGGACTCCATCGAGAGGGAGCTTAACTCCATCCTCTTTTCTGGTGTAGACTCTCAACGTCTGCCCTCCTCTGTACTCTCCCAGGTCACCCACTCCTGGACCTACAGGGACATCGTCGGGATTTGTAGACAGATTTCCAAAAATGCCCCTGCTGAAGGAACTCCTGGTAATGTGGATCGACCACGACAGGTGGAAAACCCTGGAGAGGCACAGACACGAAAAAGAACTACTGAGGCTTCAACTAAATCTAAAAAGTGAAGATGATGATGAGTTTAACCTAGAGACCTCTAACGGTGCTTGTGCAGACTCCAGCAAGGGTAACATCTCGCGCACCAGGGTGAAGAGGGGTGCGGTTCAGAGGGCGAAAGAGATAGGAGAAAGTGATCTTTACGCCACTCTTCTTCACATTTCCTGGTGCGGTAAAAGGTCTGTGAGGTGGCCTACGGCCAATGACTATGAGAAAGCGGTAGAAGCTCTGAGGCAAGAATTCCGTCACTTGCAAAAGAGCAATGGTCTGGAGGAAATACTACGGTGTATAGACAGGATACCGGACTGGGAAGGATGCCTGGTAGAAGACGAGATGAAAGCAATTAAGGAAGAGATTGAAGAGAGGGAAAGATCAAAAATAATCAACTCCCCGCTCTTCAAGGCCTTCCATAGGGCCTATCCGGACATCGATCCGGATGACTTTAACCAAGAGTACAGCACAAAGGGTGGCAATTTCACCCAGACTGCTGTATATTTGTTAAGGGAACGGTTCAAAAAGAACCAGCCCCCCGAAGTCAAAGTGGTCAGTAAGTGGTCACAGAGCTGGCTTCAATACCTACCTACCTACCAGGAAAAATGGCTAAAGGATTTAAGAAGTCTGGAACTCCGAGTGAAGACGCAGCAGAAAGCATGGGAGGAATCAATATCCTGACCGACTCAAAGCACGGGGTGTATGTTGAAGGGGCGGAAGAGGTCATTGACATGTATGAGAGGGGGGAACTCAGCAGGGAAGACCTCTACAACAGCATCATGGACCTGGATGTGGTCTTTAAATCTTCAGAATCCGTTGAAAGCACTAGAGAATAGTGCTGCTGATGGCGGAAAAGTCCCAGAAACGTATTGTTAAGACTGGTTACAATGACCGTCTTTACGGCTTAGGGGTAAGCCAAGGCTCACTAGCAGGGTACAAGTCAGACCCCTATACTTGGGGAGGGATTCCAAGTGCTATTGCTGGCACTATCCTCCCTCGAAGGGATGACATCCTAATCGAAGAGGGTGGTGGTGGTGCTCGCGCCATTGAGCACTACACCCGCCTCTTCAATGACAGTGCGGTAATCTCAGCCTGGGAAAAACTTGTAGGAGAGATCATACAAAGGAAGTGGGAAGTATTCCCGGCATCCAACTCCGACAGGGATGAGGAGGTAGCTGAGTTTGTTCGTCAGACCATTTACCACATGGGTACGAACACACGTCAGAGTAGAGGTCGTGACATGGTTGCCTCATCCAACTCCGGTTTTGACTCCTTTGTGCGAGGGATGTGCGAAAGTCTGATCCTGGGGATTAGCATTGGGGAGATCTGCTGGATGAGGCAGGGCTCCTACGTCGTACCTTCTGAGATTAAGATCAGAGACCCGCGTCGGTTTCAATTCATTTTGAACGACGATGGTACTATTAGCCCCCACGTAATCACCGTTCAATCCCCGGTAGAGGGTCTACCTCTACCGATGAGATCCATGGTCATCCATAGGCACTGGGCCTATAGCAGCACCATGGACCCCTACGGGTCAGGTCTGGGCAGACAACTCTATAGCCTAGTTGAGTTTAGAAGAACACTCCTTTCCTTCTGGCTCCAGTACGCTGACAAGCACACTACGCCAACTGCCGTAGGAAAATTCAGTCTGGGGACCCCGGATGAAGAGGTTCAATCTCTATTCTCAGCCCTACAAAGATTGGGCCAGGAGACCGCCATTGTCATACCCGATGAGATGAACGTGAGCTGGCTGGAGGGAGGAGCTGGCAGACCGGAGATTTACGACAACCTAATCAGCTACGTCGATCAGCAGATCTCATTCCTGATCAATGGGGAGTCTACTGTAGGTCAGGATACCGGCTCTACAGGGTCATACGCCAGGGACTCAGTGGCAGATAGCGTCAGGATGAGAAAGGCCAAGGCCTTCAGTGACAATCTTGACAAGACCCTGAACGCCACCCTGGTTCGTTGGATCGTAGAGCTTAATTACCCCGGAGCGTCTATTCCCAGACTCCGACGCAACTTTGAAGACCTGGAGCAGAGAGAGGATCCGGTCAGGGTTGTTCAGATTATGAGTCAGCTTCAGGCCCTGGGGTACAAGGTCAGCGATCTTGACTGGCTGAGAGACAAACTGGAAATCCCGTCCCTGGAGAAAGCTGATCCGTCTGAGATGATGATGCCAGGAATGTCGGAGAATACCCAGACGGCAAATGCCTCTGAGTCTGTGGTAGGAGAGAGCACTATTGGCAAAATGCTCTCCAAGGTCAGTTCGATCTCTGCGGAGAACCTTGACTTCTCAGAGTTTGACGAATCTGGAGACCTTAAGGATGAGACTACGAGGGATAAGGTTGCCAAGGCAATCTCTGAAAGGTTTAACAGCGGGCCGATGGATGAGATTGGCTGGGAGAGAATTGCTACGGGCATTAGCAACAATGAAGCTGAGACTGCCCGGATCATTATAGATGAGTACACCTCCCCTGGAGACATCATCTACGTGACTAAACGTCTGACAGAACAGGTTAAAATCCTCCCCCGACTGTGCAAGGAGTATTGTGGTCTTGCCGGGTCTATCAGAGCCGATCTGGTTAAGTATGAGAACATGGCCCTGGCCGGAGAAAGCTTTGGCCAGGAAGATGTCAATGAACTTATCAGCCTGTACAACAGGGCATACAGGCTGAATCGGTTCGCTGTACACAACGAGTGTGTGGTTTTGGATACGGAAAAGTCTGGATACTGGTCCTACTTTGCCCCGTACTACATGTAACCCCTACTTGTCCTCCTCGATGGAGGAAGTAAGTCCTTTGGACTTAAAACACTCACAGTAATGCTCAGCGGGTTCAATGTCGCATACTGTAACCACTGATGATCCGGAGTTGTGAACCTCCAGGGTAATTTGGGTAGCTCGCTCTTGGCCATACCCCATTACTTTCATAATGGTGACAATGACAAATTCAATAGTATTGACAGGGTCGTCATGAAGCAGTACTTTGTACCGTGGAGAGGGCTTCCTTTTGACTTCGGAGGAGGTTTGACGGTCGAGCGTGGTAGAGGCTGACATGGGTCGTGCCTAGGGTCTGAGCAAGTGTAGCACGGATCTGCTCTGGTGGGGTGTTGAAAGCCTTTTAGGCATTAGCCCGTAATCATACAGACCCTTCTGTCATGCTACAGATCCGCCCCTCTACTCAATCTCAATACTGGGTGCAGTGTTCAGCCTGGAATCACTACTTTGTGTCTTTCTCAGGTATTCGTGACACTGCTGCCACCTCGCAATATGCTGACGGCGTTCGTCAGCGAGTCTATCAGCTCAAGGGCGTTAAGACTCTGCAGGAAGCCACCATCAGCACCCCCTTCGACCCGACTGTCCACTATGACATGGTGGACTTTTGGAAGTCCCATGGTTGCGAGTTCGTCACAGTGTCCATTACCCCGGTCACTTGCGGCGAAGATCCTCAGCGCCTAGGCTCACGCCAGATCATCATCCCCGACGCTCAGTTCACCGCCCTTAACTTTGGCCAAGTCGACCGTACTAGCGGAACCCCTAGCACGATTGAAATGACCTTTGTTATGGACAACTTCACCTTCAACTAAGAGAAGAAGGGGTAGGGAACATGGCAGCCAGAGTGTATGCTGGGGGGTGCTTAACTCCTCTCCAATCGGAGTCCTTGGAGTCCCCCAGCCTACGCTCTTATTCTTGCAGTTCTGCTCAAGTGAATACTTGCGGAATGGCAGCCCTGGAGGCCATTACTCAGTACGGCCTATATGACCCAAAAGTAGGCTATGGGGTGGGGAACAGGGTAATAGTTCTGTCATCTTTTGGGGACAGATATGATGTCTATGAGGCAAAAGAAGACATTGTATCTCCTGCCGGAGTATTTAATCTGTCTCTCTGGGACAGTATTTGCTCTATCAGTCCTACGGGTAAAGACGGTCTGACCATCTCGAACTACGGCTTAATTTCTGCAGGTAGCTATGTAGTTGGTGATCGCAGGCTCCGTAATACAAATTGCGGCGATCACACCTGCGTCTACGAATCCCTAGGTTCATTCTCTCTGACTGAGTCTGAAGCACGGGAGGTGCCAGACAGTCAGAAGTGGAAGTTGCTATATTGTTTGCGTAATGGGGAGGAAAATAGGTGTGCTAAGTCATTCACCTGCGGCAATTTCCGTACCCAACCAGTCCTTCTAAGCAAGGCCGGAGATATTGCCTGTGTTCCCATAGCTGACGAGGAGTATATTGCCTACCCCAAAGCAGGAACTTTGTTCTCCTATGTGGAGGACGGAGACTTTATTCTCGCTGTTTCTGGGGGTAGCTCTAGGTTTTCCACATACCTGACTACTTTCCAGGTCTCTGCGGATAATGGGATTAGCTGGGAAGATTTTCCGGCGGTCTCCGCAAGTCCTCCTCCATCCCCCCGAATTTTCCGTGCTGTTGTATCGGATAAGTACGGAAACACAAAGACTTCAAACACTATCTCAACCTAAGGCAGTCGTTGAAAGCAGTTTAGAAGACCATCCCCCATTGCCGTGTCAAATATTTACGGAAAATCCTGTACTCCTAACCTTGGGAGTATTAGCGACTACTATACCAAGGATGAGATCAACAGGATTCTCAGGGACAAAAGGGAACTGGATCTAAACTTTCTGGAGGAAGGCCATACCTTCGTAGGGGATGAGGCTAATCTGCAGCGATCATACGAACTCAATCCGGATTACTTTGAAATAGACCATTTAACTCAGTCCGTATCAGTTCTTTCTTCAGATCAGCTTAAGTCTGCCCGGGTCTTTACAGTTACGGGTGCGGTGACAGGGAATGTCTCTACTGATCTGTCAGGTAATGTAACCCTGGCCGTAGAACTATCACAAGTAGCTGTAGGCAAACTTGCATTTGGCACCCCCCGTCAGCTACTTCAGGTAAACTCCGCTGGCACTTCTGCGGAATGGGCTAGTAACATTGACATCCCCGGTACCCTGGCAGTTACAGGTAAGACCACCCTGGATTCCACAATTCAGGTGGGCGAGGTAGCACCTACTCTTCCGGGGGAATTTGGCTGGAACGCTGATGAGGCAACAGTAGACCTCGCCCTGTCCGGGGGCATAATCAATCACCTTGGTCAAAGCATACAACTCCTTTGTAGAAATGACGCTGGGGTGACTATCCCTAAGGGCAAGGCGGTCATGTTCTCTGGAACTGTAGGGAACTCCGGTAGGATCAAAATCAAGCCGATGGTGGCCGATTCTACCTACCCTGGCTATGTCTTTCTCGGTGTGACTTGCCAATCCATCGGGGTAGGCGAGGATGGATATGTAACCACGTTTGGCAAGATCAAGGGGGTCAATACTTCCACCTACGCAGACGGAAACATCCTCTGGTGCGATCCGGCAAACCCCGGGGGATTTACAGCCACAGAACCCAGCGCACCCAACCTAAAACTCCCTGTCGCTGCGGTTATTCATGCGGCTAACAATGGGACAATAATGGTCAGGTGGGATACAGGAAGCAGATTGGCAGACCTTCACGATGTTGATGCCAATGGCTCTGTAGTAGACGGAGATCTGCTTTCGTACAATGGTACGACAGAGAGATGGGAAGCGAAATCTGTTGACGTTATTGGAGAACCTGGTAGAGAAGTCGAGCTTAGAAAAACAGACTATTATGTGCAATGGAGGTATGTAGGAGATCCCGACTGGATTGACCTCATCCCCATCAATGAAATCACAGGCCCTTCGGGAGATAATGGTACGAGTTTTACAATCAAAGGGTCTGTCGAATTAATTACCCATCTTGATGACATAGTATCTCCCCAAATCGGAGACTGTTATTTCGTAAATGAAAACGGGAGTTTGTATGTTTGGGATGGAGGGTTGTGGGTTAATATCGGGACGGTTAAGGGCGATCCTGGGAAGAACGTCGAATTTGGATTGAGCGCCACCCATATCCAGTGGAGATATGAGGGGGATGTTGACTGGATTGATCTGGTCCCCCTAGCAGATATTACAGGCCCAAAGGGTGACCAAGGGGAGTCTATCCAGCTTCAGGTCAATAGCACCCATATCCAGTGGAAGTACCCGAGTGACCTTACTTGGACAGACCTCATAGCTCTTTCGGCCCTGAAGGGGGACAAGGGAGACCAAGGGGACCCCGGACTGGGCCTACCTACCGGTGGTACTACCGGTCAAATTTTGGTAAAGTCTTCCAATGTAAACTATCAAACCACTTGGCGTAACTCTCCTACCGGGGACATTCTAGGCACTACTGACACCCAAAACATATCCAACAAGACCTTCAACAACTATACCGAGTCAACATTTACCATAACCGAAGACACTGTCAACAACACTTTTACCCTCAACCCTAACAACGGCCCGATTCAGGTCCTTACCCTGACCGGTGCCAACCGGGCCCCTGTACAAGCCAGTTGGGGCTCCGGACAGTCCATTACCCTCCTAGTAAGCCGCACATCCGACCTCAACTCCATCAACTGGACGGGGTTCTCCGTCTCTTGGAAGACAGAAAAAGGAAATTCCCCCACACTGAATAGCAGCACGGGGGGATTTGCGGTGATTGTTATGTGGAAAGTGGGCAGTACGATCTACGGAGCGAGGGTGGGAGATGCCTGATTCCTCTGGCAAATCTTCTCCGCTACCTTGATCATCTCCGAGAGGAACCTCTTGTCCTTCAGGTCTGCCATATCACCCTCTACCAGGGAGGGATCAGATGGCCATCCTGAGGCCACATAGCGGATGAACAACTTGAGTTGTTCGGGTTCCAGGTACCTACCCGGGAGCAAGTACCACATTCCTCCGTCATTGACCATGATGTCCCCGCTGTGCATTATGACCACGTCCCCCGCCCTGGTATCTGACTGATTGGGGAGGGGGTCCTTGGCCTTCCTGAGGACGTAGATCGAGGGTAAGACCTCAGAACTTTCCATCCTCGGTCTCTTCACTTTCCTTGGGCTCAGGGAAAACCAGATCCAGTGCTTGTTTGATCTGGGAGACCATGACACCGATTAGGTGTTGGTTTTTGGATAACTTGGCATCCGCATAGGCGTCAATCAGTTTGGCGAAATTTTCTCTGTCCATAGGGGGAGTAGTCTACTCTCAGCTTTAACCGCACAGGGGCCAAAATGAGAAAGTTGAAAGCCCTATATAGACCGGTACACAAATGAATAAGACAAAACCCTCTTTGGAGGGGATTACCTTCCTCCTTTTCGAGGCAATTTTCTGTGCGGCTTTCATTGCTAATTGCGAGTTGCCAAACTGGACAAAGAGCCAGCCGGACCCCAATGCCTGCGTGGAGCGTTGGATGTTCGCGGCCGGACTCTTCTTCCCCTCAAGCATTACCAGTGCTTCTACTTCGTTTACCCAGAGAAGGACTACTGTTCGTAAAGATCAAAGTACGACTGAATCACAGACTTGACAAACCCTGACCGGACAATGTCATCAACCCTGAACTGAACATGCCCGACATGTTCAGTCAAGTTCTTCAACCTTGAGCTTGCATCGGTCAATCCGTCCTTTCCGTATCTATCAGACAAGTCCCGTTGAACTGTGTCACCCACCAGTGAGATGTAGGAGGACTCTCCCAGTCTGGTCAGTACAGTTAGCACAGAGTGTGCCGTGGCATTTTGCATCTCATCGGCGATGATCATGCAGCGGTGGAGAGATCTGCCCCTCAAATGGTCGATTGGCAAAAACTCAATGATCTTTTTGTCAACAAGATAATCGGCCTTGCCCTTAGCCATGAATACGGACAGGGCATCCCTCAACGAGGCAATGTGAGGAGCTAACTTTTCGTCTTCTTTGCCGGGCAAAAACCCAATGCCCCTTTCCCCGGGGACATCCACAATAGGTTTGACATAGTAAATCCTGTCAATTTCCCTTCTCTGGAGTTTTTCACAAGCTACAAAGATAGACAGGAGGGTCTTTGCTGTACCTGGAGGGCCAGTGAGAATGGTCAGTGTTTTTTGTCTGAGGTAATCAAGGGCTCTTTTCTGATTTTCGTTCATTGGCTGGATATTCCGAATGGAGTTATCCTCTCGGGGCATAGGGAGCCCATAAGCCATTTCATCGTACCCAGGTACGATGGTCATCTTATCTCTCCTGGTTCTACCCTTGGCCATAGTAAGTGATTAGGTACAGAAAAAGCGGGCAGAGTTTGGGGTCTGCCCGCTGGAAGGAGTTGGAAAAGTCTGATGGGTCAAGGCTTAGCCTCACTCCTTATCCTGCTTTCACCTAATTCAGGTCTTTGACTGGGATGTTGGTCACATCAAATACGGTTTTTTTATGGGCAAATGGTCTAGATACTACACGGTATTCTTTCAGCCCTGTGGTAGAGGCTTCACCCCTAAAGTATTCTGAGACAAAACGATCGTACATTATATGCTCTGTTTTTCTCTTCTCTAGATTGATACCAATCCAGTACTCTGTGCAATCAGGATAAAGTAGCTTAACTTCCTCCCTGTGACGTTTGGCTATGTCCTCTGTCCAATCCATGCAAAGATGGACTACGTACACTCTGCTACCCTCAGGGAGTTTCCCCAGCAAAATGGACTCGGCGGTCTTTGCCCAGGACTCATCAATCTTGGGGAAATTAGCTCTGTTCCTCTCGTAGAACAGGGTGTCTGGTACAAACCTGTCAATAAGCAGGTAATCGACTGAGGTGTCAAAGTCTTTCCCCATGCTATTGATGTATTGGTCAATGGGGGAGTGATGGGAGGGCTTTACCTCGGAAAAATGCAAGGTATTTACTCTATATCCTGCCTGTTTCAGATGACAAGCAGTGTTAGAGATCAAAGTGGATTTTCCCACTCTGTCCGGTCCGAGAAAAATAATGACATCCATGGAGAAAGGCTTCGGTTGGGCGGCATTCTAGCAAAGTTGAAAGCCAAATAGAGCAGTGTCCAGATTCGCCATGCCCCTCACCCCAATGCCCCGCTGGGGAGTGCGCTTTACCGCAAACCCCGACCACGACCAGGAATACCTCCAGAACCTGTACGATAACGACGATAGCTCGGCAAAGAGGGGAGAGCTGTTTCTAAATGAGCCGAAAGCCGAACTGTACTATGTCGATTCGGACGGAGTCTGCAAAACAGTAAATGGCTCCCTTCCCATCCCCTTTAACCGAATCGACTTTACCGGGATTAGGGATTTCGCCAACGATTCTGAAGCTGCGGCTGCCACTCCTCCTGTTCCCATTGGGGGCATGTACCTAGCCGGTAGCGTACTGAGGGTTAGAAGGGCGTAATCCGTTGAAAGCATGATGTACCCGGGGCGATTCCCCAAACCTCATCATTGCCATGTCAGTATCCACCCTAAGACGCCTTATCGGCATCGAATACAACTATAAGCTTGAACTCCAGTCCTGGTTCGAGACCGTTCTGGGAGATGAACTCCTGGAGAACTACTCCGAAGGTAGCAATACCCCCGCAGCCAGACAAGCACTCCTGGACAAGTTCAACCGATGTGGCCCTAGCATGGGCTACTCGGCCAAACAATATGCCTATGGCATGCTTGAACTGGTCATTGATGCCCTGGTTAGTAATGTCGATGTTCCGACCGATCCCTACGTCGACTCCCTGAACGATCAACTTGTCAATGTATCTCGGTACGTGGGTATTGCTGGAGAGGGTGATTACCACTTCATGGTGGCTGTGTACAACCTTAGTGTCACCCTTCTCTCCATCTTTGACAACGTAGCCCCGGTCAATAACCCGCCGACCGGAACCAGCAAGACCATTTCTATTGACGAAGATGAGGTCTATACCTTCTCCGCCTCTGACTTTGGTTTTAGCGATACTAACGACAACCCTGCCAACTCCCTCTACGCAGTGAAGATTACCACGCTTCCTGCCGATGGTACTTTGGATTTGGATGGCACTCCTGTCACCGCAGGCGATTTTGTACCGGCGGCCAGTATTGCCCTCCTTACCTTTACCCCGGCTACTGGAGAGTTTGGTACTCCCTACACCACCTTTACCTTCCAGGTTCAAGATGATGGCGGGACTGCAGGTGGTGGTGTGAATCTCGATCCTACTCCCAAGACCATTACGTTCAACGTCGCAGAAATTGTCTGATCCTAGACCATTGTGCATAGCCTTTATCGGTGCAAATGTCGTGTAGCCTACCGTCCCTTCGGAGTCAACTATATGGTTGTCTTCGAGGAGAAGCAGGTGGCCAATGCTCAAATAAACATGAGCTGGTCTCCCGACCCGATAAATCTAAATGCTGATGGAGCCCTAGGTCCTACTCAGTTTGTCAATGCGTTGACCGGTTCGACTGCCCAGGTTACCCTTACAGATCCATACATGACGGGGGCCTCCTGGGCAGTTCTTTTTGACACTGCTGCAGCCTTCACCAATCAGACAAATGCCGCAGCCCATAACATCCTCTTGCCTAAGTGTGGGGCGGGTCAAGATCCCCGGAAAGACCGGTGCTTTGAGTATATTGACGTAGAAGATCCAGGTGAAAGGAAGGGGGTCTTGGGGCAATTTGCTCACCTCCTGATCACCCTATACTATGAGGTAGCCGGTACAAAGTTCAGCCTTGAGACCTACTTCAGGGTGCAGGGGTTTGACATTAAGCATGGGGGATCCTACCCCTCCGTGTCCATCCGTGGAGTCGACCCTCAAACCATAGCATTCAACCAAACCCTGAATAACTTCCAGCTAAAGGAGAATATGACTCTGGAAGATAACTTAAAGGAGATTGTAAAGGATTATGGACACACAGTTTCCTTTTGCAATCCTCCTGGCGTAGACTATAGTAAAGAGTATCTTATTCCCCGAAGCTTTAAGGAAAGATCGGTAACTGCTGAAGAGGTCATAAGAAAGTACGTCCGTAGTGTAAAAGGAACGTACAGTAAACTCCCCATTAAAAAGTATGCAAACAAGCTATCTATTTGCACCAGAGCCAATGTAAACCAGGGCTGTTCAGTATTTTACCTGGGAAAGGGCCTGTACGAGGGCTATAATATCACAGGGGGCGTAGACCCAAATATCCTAAATCAAAACCTTGAGGTGGGTAATGACGGGAGTACAGGTGTTGACGACGTCCGGGCTCAATTTAATCATGGTACTTACGAATTGGATGACATTTCCCCGACAAGGCGCAGGGAAAAGCTGAAGGATGCGAAGCTAGATCCTTTTCCCCAGCAGTTTACAGTAGACATGAAAAAGCTAAGAGGAAGGGCCCCTGCGTTAAAACTAATTGACTCAAAGGTAGACCTTAGAGAGTACTCCGAGACGTATATGTTCGGTGTGGGGGTAAATGGTTCTACTTCCAATGCCATATTGGATGGGACGATTAAAGGTATTTCCAGAGACAGCGGATCAATTACCATTGAGACGAACTATTTCCTCCGAATGTGCAAAAAGGAGGAGCCCAAAGAGTGCTTTAACAAGGTTATTTTTCAGGAATCGAACAAGATAAACAAAATTGAAGAGGGCTTGGCATACGGTTCACAGGTTAGAATGAATCAGAAACTGGGAACGGCCGCAGCTAGTGAACCCGAGCAGGTCAGATTGTTTTTGAAGGGGTTTAGCGGCACGCAGGTTATCACCGTCGATCCTGCTATTGTGAAGGGGTTTGCTGTACCCACTCAGGCCCTCACGGACGAAGAAAGAGCTAAGGCCGGGCTAGATCCAAAATCTAGTTCTGGGCAACAAACCTCAGGGGTATATGTCGGAAGAGTTGGCAGTACGGGCAATTCTACTGGTCCCCACCTCCACGTAGAAAAATTCCCTCCAGGTCAGAGAGGCGGAAGGGGTGTTCCAATCACCGACGCAGATGTAGATGCCTATGTTAGAATTGGTGGCAAACCGGCTAGTGCTTGGCCAGTAACTTCTGGGTATGGGGCACCGAGAAGAGGCGGACCTCACAACGGTATTGACTATGGTGGGAATGATAATCAGCCCGTTACGGTGGTAAATGGGGCGTCTGTGATAAAAACTGGAAATGAGCCCGGGGGATATGGCAACTATGTGGAGATCAGGACTCCGGCAGGATATGACCTGCTGCTAGCCCACTTCAGAGACGGCTCCCTGGAGGGGGTGAGGGCTGGCCAGACCTCTACTGGGACGGCTACAGGAGTCTCTTCAGGCGTCCAGGGCTCCCCTACGGCTATCGGTGCCAAGATCAGCACGGAGTTTGTCGGTGTGCCCCGGGCACTCAGGATTATCCCTGGTCGGACAGTTTTGAGTTTTGTTACGAAATATGATGAGTGGATTGAGAACGGGCGCCCATCCACCATAGACCCTGGGGTGTGGATTCCACAACGTTTCTCTAAATGGTTTGTTCAATCTGTGAGGTACAACTGGACCCAGGGCAACCTAAGGGTTGGTATTGAAGGGGTGACGGACTGGGGTGTTGTCACTGCGAAGGTTCCCGCCCCGTCATTCGAGGACTATATGAAGAGTCAGAAGTTTGAGAAGGGGAACGATTACTACAACTACATCCGATCTTTGGGGGACTTGTGCTACACCCTGGAGGGAGGAAAAAACTCATGCGAGGAGATCTGCGCCGAGGCGGAAGAAGTCAGAGACTTTCTCAGGAGCAGAACAGGGTCTAATCCATCGGTGTCATCCTTCCCCAGCTCGGATTGTGAATATGTAGGTCAGCACTTGTCCGGAAAGAAATCAGATATTCAAGCCATAGCTGGGGCGTTAAAGGCCTCGGGAATTAACGGACCTGTTGCCATAGCGGGAGTATTGGGAAACTTTTCTATCGAGAGCAAAGGAATAAATGCCAATATCCATAACGAGTACGAATCAAAAACTTGTACGTCTAGAAGTGGAGCTAGAGAAGAGTGCTACGGGGTAGCTCAGTGGGGTGGAGTGAGGAAGGAAAATGTAGTAAAAAAGTGTGGGAATGTAGGGAATCTAGACTGTCAACTGCAGTTTATGGTCAGTGAAATAAAGGAGGGGAAGGATGTTGATACAGCTATAGTATCGGAAATGAATAATGCTAAGACCCCTGAGGAAGCTGCTATGCTATGGAATAAGTATTACGAAAGGGGGGAGGACTCCAGAAGAGCGGAAGAGGCTAGAAAGTTTTTTGGACCTGATGGTAGTAACTTTAAGTGTCAAAGAAGTCAGACCTAAGCCATGTTAAAGTCCCTCCTCGGTCTGTTTGTTAAAGACGTTGTTGAATCCGCCCAAAAGGACATCCTAAAAAGAGAGGCTCTTTCCCAGGTCCAGGAGGGAGTAAGAAGGGAGTTCCTCAGGCACGTCGCAGAGGGGTTTACCCGAGAAGCAGAGTTCAACTTCTCCCAATATGTCCGATCTCTGGGGCAAATTAGCGTAGAGGTAGAGTCCGAGGATAACGAGGGAGAGAAGCTCTTCCTCAGGCTTCAGTCCGCCTTGCAAAGGCTTGAGGTGGAACTGGAAGAGCTGGGTCCAGAGTCCCCCGTAGCCCAATTCCTAATCCGAAAGTATGGAGGGGCACAATCTTATGTCAACAGGCCATCCGTTCCAGTCTATAGCGCAGTGACCAACTCGGCCGACACCTACCGGGGTATGCCGTGGCTGAACCGTGTTGAAACCAGTCCAGAAATTAGTCAGATGGTTGCTCAGGAAGCTGGCCGGATTCTGGAAGAGTTACTGTCTCACCAAAGTACTTAGACCCCTTGCTCAAATTCTCCGCTGCATTGAGAATCTGCAGCTTTGCGTTCAGAGCGTGGTAGTCAAACCAGCTTTCGGCCATGGACACTGAGCTTAGCTGGCAAAACATCCCCCTGCATTTCACCGGTATGGTCTCCAGGTCCAATCCTTCTTTCCTGCACCACTCCTGGACCAAGAGTTTGAATGGGTAGACGTGATCGATGTGATAGAATCCTCCCCTAAGATTCTCTATATTCGCCATTCTAAACTCCTTAATCTGGGGGTCGATGATGGCCCGGAGGGCTCTCAACGCCCTCTTCCTGTTCTCCTTTGATTCATCTCGGAGAAGGGTGCGGGGAAACAATCTGTCCATTAACTGGGACTTGCCAACCCAAACCTCATATCCAGAGTTGGGAGTGACAAGGGCAATCCCCTTGACCCTCCTCCCATTAAACACCTTATTCACCACCTTGAACTCCACCCTACCCCTGCTCATGATCTTCGCATAGCGTTCGACCATTCCACATGCTTCAACCAGGAAGGCGGCATCTGCCGCCCTCACTTTAACTCCTACCTCATAGGAGCTGACCAAAGCTGTCCATTTCTTGCTAAAATCTCCTTTGCCGTACTGAACTCCGGCAATGATAACCTTAGCTCTGGCCATTGTCCTCCTCCCTATTCAGGACCTTGGACATAATCTCCTCGGTCTTTTTCTTGATGGCTTCGGGTGTGCCTGCATTTCCATACTTTCTGTAAATGGTAGACTGGGCCCTCTTGTGAATGTACACATCGGTTAAGAAGTTGTACTCGTCTTGGGGTAAATCTGACAGTCGCTCCAGAACCTCTCTATAGTCCCCAAACAAACTACCAAGGCTATTATCCTCCAACAATGCTTCATCCATGGCAATATCTGTGTCCTCGTCAATCTCGACATAGGACATCTGAAACGCCTCCCTGGTTTCAGAAATTAGCTGTTCGCTGATCCCTGTCCTTTCAGACAACTCTTTGTGGGTGACCTCTGGCCTTTCAGCAATGGTCTTTCTAATCCTCATGTAGGTATCTGAATAGGCCCGAGGGAACTTGACCATTCTCGATCCGTCCCTGAGGTAGTTCAGAAGCTGGTAGGTCAGACTTCTATTCAGCCAGGTGCTAAAGTTAGCTTTGCTGGGGTCCCACTTAGCGTAGAGTTTTACCATAGCCTCAAGGGCCACAGATCTCAGATCTTCAAACGGTACGCCACTAAAGCTAGACACCTTTCTCGCAGCCTGGCTAGCCTTCCACATATTCTCCCGAATATGCTTATCTCTAGTCCTCTCCTCCTCAGTTTTTCTCCGGGCTGCGTTAAGTCTCTGAAGCTCTACAGGTCTCATTCAGTAACAACCCCTCTTGAAATAGAATTGAGAATCCAGTCCTTGAGTTGACTTGCCGGCATAATGCCATCACCGTTGAATCCGATCAGGTTTGACTCTTCATCGAACAGGGCGATTTCCGGGGTTCCCTGTCCACTGGTCCCCGGAACCAGCGACTCTAAAAACTCCCAGGAGTCATCAAGGACATTAAATTCTCCCCAGCCCACATTGTAGTGAGGGTATTCCTCCGCAATCTCTCCTGCTACCTTCCCCCAAATTGGCTTCATGGCTTGGCAAGCAGGGCAGCCCGGTTGTGAGAACAAAACCGCCCTGTACTTAAATTGCGTCATAATCCTCCGCTATTAACGCACGGTGTAAATTCTACCATAAGTTTTACAAATATGTCGTCCTTACCGCTCCTCTTCCAAGGCGGGAGGTTAATCTCTGAACTCCTCCAAGGTGATTGAGCATGGGCAGCTTCATTCGCACACCCCCATGAGCAGCCTTAGATCCACCCATAATCTCATCCCTGTACACCTTCAGGCCGGAAGAAAATGAATCGACAAAGTCGTCATGCTTTGTAAATGGAAAAGAAACCAGTTCTGACATGAGTTCGGGCAGATCGGGGATGTTGGAGTAGATAGAGACTCTTCCATCCTCGGCAATAGGTGCAACCTCATTAGCTCTCAAAACCTTGTCCTTTGTCGGAATGAGTTCCCGAACAGGAATCTGAAGCTCTTTGCGTAGCATTTGAATAAGGGGTAATCCGGAAGCTCTACTCTCGATGTAAAGTGCCCTTACCTTCCACAGCTTCATCCAAACAGGCATGGCCTTGAGCAGTTCTGGAAACTCCATCCGCTCTTTGTAGACATGGAGCAGGTGTAGCTTTCTGCTCTTTTTTACCACCCCGAAGATGCAGACCACAGAAGGGTCGTTCATCTCCTGCCTCTTCAGCGCAGTATCCGCAGTGGCAAAAACATACTCATAAGACTCTTTGTTCTTGTCGTGGTACTCAAACCAGGAGTCCTTAAACACAGAGGCATTCCCCGACTGAGGATCCCCTTGATACAGGCTCTGGAAGGTTTTCTCATCCTGGTTCTTCACACTCTCCAGGACATCCACAGGGAAGAACTCGGGCCAATGGGACTGTCCCAAGCTACGATTAAGGGGGTCGTTCTCCTCATCTACACACAGAGCAGGTACGTTCAAAACTTTCCATTTGTCCGGGTCGCTTTCTACCTGTCTGCCAATAATGTCATACTCATGGAATCTAGTTCCCATGCTCATAAGGGCGAAGTTGGGCAGCATGCGAGTTCCAAACTGCTGACTGACCCACCCCCAAGTAGTGTCAAGAACTTGAATAGAGTTACCGTCCTCAATCACGTCATCGAGAATACCAATGCCGGGCAAATCCTCGCTGGAAATGACTCCAAAGCCAAACCCGGTCACCCCAGATCCTGCCGACGCAGACATTATCTTCCCTCCCTGGCCAGTGCGAATGATTTTCAGATTGCACTCTTTTCTGTCAATAGTGCATTCGGGGAATATCCATTGAAAGGCTGGGCTAGAGCAATACTCAAGAATTGCCCTGCTGTTCTCATGGCTAAGTTTCAAGGCGTAGCTTGCCATGATAAACTGAGCGGACGGACTTCTACCTAACTGCCAAGATGGCATTAGCTTACTAATCAGCAGGCTTTTTCCCGTTCGAGGGGGAAGGGAAATGGCCGACCTTTGATAGTCGTTGTCCCCATCACAGATCTTCTGGACCCAGTCACAAATCAGTTCGTGAACAGGGAAGGGCTGGAATATACCATTGGTACTCACTTCCCGGGTCAGGTATTTGGCGTAGGTAATGAACTCAGTTCGGCATTTTAGGCGCAAAAGCTCCTTCTTTTCGGAGAAACTCAGGCTTTCTATTCTGCCCTCCATCTCTCTAACCAGTTCTTTCTCCCTGGCCAGTTCTGCCTTATTCACAATTAGTTTGACCGGTGCGATTAGTAATCCTGTCGTAGAGGCTTTCACCACCCTCAATTGGACTTGGGCCGGCCAGACTTTGAGGTGAGAGTTGGCCCTCCTCCAGAGGAGATAGAGATTGCCTCTGTCTTTCTATCCCCTCCTCCAGGGGAGATAGAGATTGCCTCTGTCTTTCTATCCCCTCCTCCAGAGAGGTGGGAATTGAGCTGAAGGGGGTATTCTGCAGGGCCTGGGCCTGTCTAGGATTGAGTAATGAGTTTACTTCGTCACCAGACTGGGGGTCGTACTCCCCCAGCCTCTCATTTAGGGATTCACTCAGCACCCTGGAGTTGTTAAAGATGGTTTGCTCGTTGGGAAATGGAACAGGTATGTCAGGAGAGTACACTCCAAGCACACTACTGAAGTTATTCCCTGGTTCAATGCTAAGCCACTCTGAATGGGCTGGTGTAACCGCCCCATTGAGGATTTTTGACGCCCCCTTGCAGTTTCTTGCCGATAGTTTGGATAGGCTGGAGATGTTTTGAAAGGTTTTGGCAATGCTGGGTGTGACCCTAACCCCCGCTTTCTTGCCTCTCTTTTTTAAGTCAATTGCCTTGACATAGTTGTACAGGTCCCGGATTGCCTGGGCGTTTTCTCTCACATCTCCGATTAACTCGGTCATAACAGAGAGGCCCCCTCCCCCCCTCTTATTACAGACTATGTCGTTGATCAGGTTGAACATCGCGTCTATTAGCTTACGCTCAATAGATTCTATTTTGGTAATGTTGTTATCTGCTACTTTCAGGGCTTTTTCAGTTGCTTCGTAGGTATAGGCGTGCTCAAGAATGAAATCGATGGTGTCTGCGTATCTGGCATCGTAAAACCTACTAGCCATCTCTCCCACTCGGGGAATCTCGTTAATCGATGCGGTGAGGTTTGTAGGGTTGGAGGGTATGAGGGGAGACCCTATCAAGGTATTGACCAGTTTTTCCTCTTTTGCCACCGGACCTGTGTTGTTGGGTACGGGAACATTAGAACCAGAATAGGAATTGGCCGTATTAGATGGCAAAGAACGACATGATTCTAGAGTGTTAATGCCATCGCTACCCTTCCCGTGCTCAGTCTTGCGGCATTTAGGACCACAGGGGCACTCCTGGTTAGCGCCACCCTTAAGTAGTCCGGCTAAATCTTTCACCCCCTTCAGAATAGTCAGAGCGGGTTGCAACTCCGGGCCGAAAAAGGAAGATAGGGCTTCTAATCCTATTCCACCTTCGCCAAAAAAGTTCTGAAGGCCACCCTCCTGGCCAAAAAGTCCAAGCACTGAGCTTGCCAGTTTGGGGACCCCCGAGTACGGCTCTGGCAGACTGATTATGGAGTCTAGGTTATTAAAGTCTGTGAACAGCTTTCCTACTTCACCCAGACCCCCACTAAGAAGCGATTCTGCCAGAACCTCTATTGTACCCGCAGAGACTATGTTAGCTCCAATAGCTTTATTGATGGCCTTAGATGCCTTGTCAGAAAGTCCCCCCTGAATTGCAGAGTTCACAAGGTCGGTCATTGTAACCGGCTGCCCACTCAAAAGAGTTTTTGCTGCGTCTACTACCGGCTTGACAAATACATTGGCTTCTTCAGGGAGCTTATCAAGGCCTATGGCAACTGCGGCATCAATAGCTCCGACCACTCCGCCAGACATGAGGCTGGTCACAACCGAGGCGGATTGGGGGGACAGGGAGGCAACAGAGGCCTGAAGAACCCTCTGCCCAACTCTTTCCAATGCTTCGGCTTCCGTCCCGAATTTCGCACCGTTGATTAATATGTCCGCTGCTTCACCCAGTCCCTCAATCACTTTGCCCGTTACAGGATCAAGGGGTCCTTGTCTATCCAATTCCTCCCTAAGAACTCTAGAAAGTTCGTCTATGGGTAGTCCAGTTCTCTTTGTGATCGAGGCTACCCCAATTCTCCTAAGAGTCTCAGCTCTGTCAAATGCCTTTGAGGGGATTTTCCCCATGGCGGCCAGAATTATCTTAAGTTGGGGATCTGTGCCTGTCAGTGGGATGTCTTTCATGGCTTCGTTTAGGGCCACGTCAACAATCTCCTTACTCTGGCCAGCCCAATCAAACCCCGAGCCAGACTTTGTCTCCAGTTCGGAGATAGGTCCGAAGGAAGATAGAAATTGCTCCTTGGTCACCAAAGGCCCCTTTTTATGGAAACGGTTGGGGATTCTCTTCCCATTCCTCACCCACCTCATAACCCCCTGATACCTCTGACAAACAACAACCTCAGAGTTATTGCCATCATCTACTATGGCTTGCATACCATGGACAGTCTCTGAGCAAGTTGGCAATAAAGAACGAAAGTATGTAGGGATGGCTGACACAGGAACCCAGGAGAAGTTTCCATTCTCATCCCTCTGACAACGTTTCTCTATAGTCCTAAACCCCCTATCCTCCGTAAACTCATGCACTTCCCCTTGCAGGGACTCATTGCAAGTCGGTATTCCGGGGTTATTTCTATGGTCTTGGGCTATTCTATAGTCCCCCTCATTGCCAGGATTAATGCCCTTTTCCACCCAAAGGCCATTTGTCATGGATTTCCAAGCCCAGCGGGGCTCTGATCCCGTCTGAGGGCTTGTCCTCCTAAGACAAACAACGACGTCCTGGTTCATCTCACTATTTAACACATACATTCTGCCCTCATTCCCCTTATTGCACTTCATTCCCTGGTCTGCAGAGCCGGAGTAGGCCCCTATGCCCTCATCAATGATGGGGAGTTGTATTGGGCTCCCTACCACCCCTGAGTCCGGGCTATTGCTAAGAACCCCAGAGGCATACATTCTTTCCGAGCGACCGTCAGTCTTAGTAATAAGAACCTTTGTCCCTATGTATTTCGCGCTGAGTTTGCCACTCCCCGACCCAGAGATGGAGATCCAGTCCGATACGAAGTTATCCCCGGTAATTACCCTGACCCTCCCCTGGTTATCCGGGTCGTTCACATCAATAATAGTTGCTTCTTCGTTAAAGGGGTCGGAAAATGGAGCCCCCGTAGCTTCGACCACCCGGTTAAGTGCTGCTTGTGACCTAGCAGCGGCCTGGAAAAAGTCATTCATTCTCAGTCAATCTCCGGCTCAAAGAAGATGTCATCGGCGACAAGTAGATCTGCTGCTGCATATCCATACTGAACTTTCGCCTGAACTGTGGCCGGGACCCAATTTTCTACCAGGGAGATGACAGTGTCCCAGGTTCTTCCATCCCTATTGTAGTAGAAGGGCATGCGAATCACCATGGTGTTAGATGATTCCTCATCCTGGCACACACCAATATCGGCTATGAGCTGATTGGGATAGACTCCATTTTCGGAGTCGGAAGGCGTACCTACATGAAGAACATCTACTCCGTACGGTATGTTTATCGGTGCGAATTGTTCACTTTGACGCAAGCCGCTCTTCACACTGAAAGTCTGATCGGCTGAGTTGTACCTCAGCTCTTCCCCGCTCACACCCCTAATCCCAAAAACGTAGAAGAGGAAGAGCAGGGAAATCATGCTCCCTCGTCCGGGGATAAGTCCAGGCCAGTTCGATGAGTCAATAGTAATTGAGTTGGTTGGAACTAGGCTGGTTAATTCTGTATTGGTATCGTATTGCTTCTCCATAAACCTGTAGGATGTCTGAACTTCTCCAGTCATTCCATTAACCATGACAGCTTCAATTCTCGACCGATCAATTTTTGAGAAGTTATCCTCGTCGGGATCTTGTGTCCAGAGGGAGTCATTTTCCGGTATGTTATTCCTATGGGCATTTTTCAGCAAAATTCTCTTTATCTGATTGCTCCAATCCAAATCCCACATACCACTGGTAAATCCCATGTGCTGAGCTATCCAATCTAAAAAGACAGGATAGGCAGTATCGGGATCGAGATAGAGGGAGTAGAACCTGTCAAGCAAAGTCTTACTATGGCTCAGGGTTTCATCAATACCAGATACAAGCCATTTTGACGGGTTGTCCGGATTGTCCTCGCTATTGTAAGCTCCGGAAAGTCCGGGAAGCCTGCTATAGACAGGCCTGGCAATATCCGTATTGAAGTTGAGGGAGCTGGTCCTAATGCTGCTTTTGGACTCCTGTACAAATTTATCAAAGTATGTGGACAGGAGTGAGTAGGATTGGACTAGGAAATCCCTACGGGAAAGAGATGGATTGTTCGTGGCCAGGGTCTGTACGGCCTGGGACAGGATGAGTTCCCACTGCTCCGGGAGTTGAGAAAAGGACTGAATTAGTCTGTTGACAATAAAGCTGTCGACAGGGTAAGACCCGATCTCCGTATTGAGCACAGATCTGATGAAGTTATCACAACTATCTTGCAAGGAGGAAATCTTCCCGTCTTCATTATAGTATGCAATGGTACGTCGGACAAAGGTTTCTTCGCTGTATAGTGAGGGTGGCAAGTAGATAGTAGTGGCAATGCTAGCCAGTCTGTCCACATTCACTTCCCCACTGGAGGCAGGAAGGATAAACCTGCCCCGGGATATGTGTTTTAATTGAACTGATGTCGTCCCCTTAACGTAGTAAAACAGGGCAGGAACCGTAAGAGACTCGTACTTCCATAAAGATCTGCCTTCTACCCTGACCAGTTTGCCCAGAGCGCACTTGCCCGGGTTGCACTTGGCATTGCTTTCTCCCTCCTGACAATCCGCCCCAATGACAGAACAGTTCTCAAACCCGTCAGATCTCCTCGACCCATGGCAAAGAACGGTGTTATCTTCATCTAAAATCGAGGCTTCGATGTGTGTATTGAAGACAGAGTGAAATTTGCTATTGGACAGGTTCTCCTCAATCACCCTGTTCCTGCTTGATTGCAGGTCATTAGGCTCAAGGGTAATGGCCCCGGGGGTATGGCTAAAAATTCTTGTCTTGCGTCTGTTCTCAAACTCATATATCACCCTGCCCGGGTGGAGGGAGAATGCTGGTGAAAGTGTGCGGGTAGAACTCTGCCTATCCCAGGAGCTGTTGGTACTAAGCGATGACATACTGGGAGTCGTAGGTGTAGGTTACAATGCTGTAGTCAACTACAGAGGTCAGACTGACCACGGAACGATAGAGCCTAAATGCCGAAGTAGGATCTACCGGCTCCATAGTCCCACCAATCTCCCTGTCAAGGAGTTGCCTGTAGGTGTAGATGCAGCGGCCATCTACTTCTTCCCCTAGGAATCTTCCGCAGACTCTGTCGGTCCCACCGGTCACTTCGGGGTCAAGAATAAGCTCTTTAATTGCCAGGTTTGGAATGTCCTGGACGTACTCCAGAGATAGGAGTTCTTTATTAATAGAGCTGAAGGAGAGATTGTTACCCAGTCCTAATCGACTGGGGGAGATCATGTCCGCCAAAAGGCTATTGATCTCCGAAGCCATTGTGTCCGTAAAGGTTCCAGTGTTTCGAGGATCCCAATAGGCCTCTACTGTAACCTCTACAGGCAAAATCTTAGGGGCGGTGAGGTAGATCTTAACGTCCAGAGCAGATCTATTCCTCAAAGAAGTCAGTACTCTGGATTGTGTGGCATCGCTAAGGGGCTGTCCATTCTCCTCTCCCGCCACTATAAATATACCCCTGCTGTCGTCATTAAACCTTTCTGTGTAGGGCAGTGCCTTTACCAGAGAGGCCTCAGGGGCGAGAAGCGAGACTTCGGACTCATAGTCCAGCCTAGAGGTCAGGTTTCTTCTCCCCAAAAGCTCAAAGGCCCTGAGTTTCATGCTTTCTACCGACTCCAGATTGGTACCTCCCGTGGCCGGAGAGAGATTGGTCAGGAAATCTAACCCTAAGATGTTACGATCTATACGTACAATGTCTCCAGAGGGGACGTTGTAAGTCTCGCCCCATTTATCTGACTGGACCCTGACCGTGGCACTAGAACCCGTGATTATCACCTGATCCGTAAGGACATATTTTTGTCCCCCCGAGGCATACAGAGCTGTTTCTTTGGGGATAGTTACCGGTCTGCCATATCCCTCCACCCTGTAAAATGTCACATCGGCATAGGCCCTAGATCCAATACGCCTTTGAATACCCAAAGCCCTCAGCCACTGGAGTGTTATTGCTTCGGGGAGAGAGTTTAGATAGTAAAGGAGTTCGGATTGTGCAAAACCTTGGCCTTCACTAATCGCTGCGAGGGGGGAAGCCGTAGTAAAGTCATTCAAAGAGCCATTCGACTCGATGAAAATCCTAGACTGAATCGCTCGAACAATGTCATCAACATTGCGGCTATCGAGTTGAAGGGGGAGAATAGGGCCGAAGATCTGAGTGGACATTGTTTAGCTGGTTGTACGGGTGCGTTGAGAGAATGGAAGCCCCTGATCAGGGTCTGCATTTTTCTCTGCGGGGGATCTTGCAGGATCTGCAAAGTTTCCTGGGGAGTCTGTAGAAGGAGTATAGACAGTATAGCCGTTTTTGGCCAGGATGAGGTCTGTCAGGTCGACATTGTACATTGCTAGATCGGCCTCGCTCATATTGCTAAGGGAGTTTAGGTCTTTTAGCATGTCTACAGTGCCCGATCCTGACAGGAAGTTGGTGCTGGGGATTTTTGAGAAGTCCAAGGACTCTGAAAATCCACTATTGAGAAGTTCGTCCAAGGGCAGAGTGGTGGGATAGCCCACATACCCCTGCCTAACTGATTCGATCAAAGACTGGGGAAGGTTAAAGGAGTCGACCCCCAGTCCCGGATAGGCCGTGTCATTGAAATACTGATCGGGGGTCAGATAGGAAATAGCCATGTCCAGGCCACGAAAGTCCTGGCCCAGGGGAAGATTGTCTGTTAGGGGTACGATGGTATCTGGAGGCAACTTGTCCAGTTTATTGGTCGGGAGAAGTGTGGCTATTTGACTATAGTCAAGGAGATCGGGGGAGATCTTAATCAGGTCATCCTTGACTCTTTCCAGATCTATGCCTGTCTGGTCCCCCCAGGCATACGAAAGAATTTCAGTTAGGGGGACTCCGTACGTACTCAGTTCGTTATACGCACTGATTAGGGATCTGTGCAACTTCTCAGCTACTTCGGACAGGGATTGGGAACCCAAGTCCATATAGTCGGCAAAGTCTTTTCCCTCCATGTACTGATCGAGAAGGACCGAGTAAACCTGATCAACACTCAGTACTGTTTCTACGATGGAAGAGCCCGTAGCAATTCCTATTGGGGATGTAAGACCTGTTCTCCAGACCTGGCTCGCTACTTCGGGGTGGAATGATGGGGACTTATAGGCTACTGCTGCCAAACCAGTCAGACTGGACCAACTGTCAGTAACATAGGAAGTGGCCAAGTGACTAATCTTCTTCTCCTTACTGGCTTTCAACTCCGAATGACTCGATCAAGCCGGAGAAGTAATTGTCATAGTCCTTTCTCTTTAAGGCCTGGAGCTTAGAGTTGGGAGTAAGGTGACTCGGATCCCAGGGAAAAAAGACAGGCAGTCTTTCCAGATTGCAGCACTGCTTGATCATCTCGGGGGTGAGGTTAGCCACTCCTGATGCTGACTGAATTCTACTAAGTAGCATTTCCCCCGCCCTCTTACTATTTTCCTCCGACAAAGAATGCCCAAAGATCTTGTCCCTCAGGGCGTTTGCCTCCGAAGTATAGTCCTTGGATGCCGTAGTTACTTTAGCCGGCTGAGTTCTAGAAATCTTGACGAGTTTCTGGTAGGTGTTATACAGATTAAGGTGATCTGTGTCAGGGTCTAGGGCATTTCCGTATCTCTTCTTCAGTCTGCTTACCGCAACCTGAATAGCCCCGGACCCCAAAGCTGTCACTTTCTGAACATTTAGGATCTCGTCATCAGTTAAGCTCTGTCCCGTCTCGTACTGCTTCTCCCATTCCCCCAAAATCTTCTTCTTTGTAGATAGCCGGGAGGGTTCTGCTCCATGCCTGGTTGGCCAGTAAAATCCTCTAGAGACAGCGGAGGACAGTCTTTCCGCGTAGTTGTCATTTTCTACAGGTTCAGATACCTCCCTCGCTCTCCTTATCTCCAGCTCAAGCTCTTTCTCCTTGTGATGAAGTTCCCTGGCTCGTACCCAATCCTCAACCTTCAATTTGTCCGGCACGTATTCCGGGACAGACAGGGACTGTACATCACCTTCTAATTTAGCAACTCGGGCGGAAAGCTCAGCAATCTTCTTCTCCAAGTACTCGCACTTTTCGCACATCAGCTTAATGGTTGTACGTACGGTCGAGTAAACATCCACAACTGGATTGCACAGCGATAATGAGCCTTACCCGGCATTGGGAGGGGTAGTACTAGGGATTGTAGCACAGTCCCCCCCCTGTGTATTTGGTCAGGGGGAGGG